ATAGCAATGCTTTCAATTCCGCGGTAGCCTGCAAAGATCATGCCTATAATCTCACCATCAGCATTTAAGATTGATGATCCGCTTGATCCAGGCTTTGTAGGCAGTGTATATAGTGCGTAACCTTGCTTGTTGTATCCTGAGAACAAGCCCTTGAACATGAACACCATCTTCGTATTAAATATTCCGAGCGGAGCGGCGATGTTGTATGATTTTTGTGTGCGGACCGGGGGGGTCTCTGATACGCGAACTGGAGCTGGATGATCTCCGATGCCGTGAACCTGTAGCAAGCACATATCATATTGATGATTCATCTTGACGATTGTTGCCGGGTATGATTGCCCATGATACGTAACAATATTCATTCTTTGCGCCTCGACTGTGATGATGACGTCTGGCTTATCATATCTTTTCTTGAAGCCTTGCGCATCACAGCTATGACCTGCAGTCAAAACGTAGCCTACTGTGCTGTCGATCTTGCTTCTGCCTACGAACATACCCGAGGACGCGGATCCGAGCGTTGCAGTTTGACATGCAGAGAGAAGATTAGTTCCGATTGATTTGCATGCCTTGAGGTCTAAAGAATTTTGTATCAATGCAAAAGATTGTCTGGGTAGTTTTTCTTCTACGGTCCTTGAAAGATCTTTAACAGCGCAATAAGATGACGCACATGAAGAAGTCACAATCATGATTATGCATAAAATTATATACTTTTTAAGGTTTTTTATATCCATCAAGTATAAATATAGACGAATTTAGCTTATAAGTCCATATTTATAAATGGCGCGTATGAAGCAACAGGAGCACAAAACATGTTTGCGAATTTAACAAGAGTCCTTTTGATGGGGTCAGTTGTTCTTTCTACCAGCCTCTCGGCAATGGCAAATGATATTGATACCCAGCCAAAAATTACTAAGATTCCACAGATGTGGCATGTAGTTAAAGGTGAGTGGGCAGTAGCAAATCAGAAGCCAAAGATGAAGCACCAAGTCTTTTTTACTGCTGCAGGTTTCAATGCATCTAACACAGAAGTCAAAGCACAATTGATAAAGATGCCTTTTATTACAGTGGAGCGTCAGTCAAGCGAGGGTGAATGATACGGGAAAAGTTTTCAAGACTTTCAATTCTACTCGGTCTATTAATAATAGCCGGATTCACTTACATCATCTCAGCTGACCAAAAGCCTGAGATCATCTTTGCCGCTGAGACCACATACTACATCCCGGGTAAGAACGGTCTTTGTGACTGGGTTGGGTACATTGAGAACGATGTTACTCGGGAACGCGGTAGCTTCTCACGTGTCTTCATCGGCATACCCAAAGCTGAGGTTCGAGGATCTATTGTTGGCGTGCTTGAGGTTCACGGTGACATTGCAGTCCTCTCATATAATTTAACTTCCCAGCAAAAAGCTTTGCCAGTTGTTATGATGGGTAATCTAGGGGGCAAAGACACCCCGATCAAAAGCATTAGGTTTAGATGGCTTAAGAGCTCAGTCCTTACAATTCCTTTTTATAGCTCCCGGGAATCATGTATTAAAGGCATGGAGGAGCTAAAATGAAATGGGCTGCGGTCGTTTCCATCTCAGTGGCATTGCTTCTTGCAGGGGCATGTGAAGATGATAAGCTTATCGCGCTTGACTGCACACCTGGCAGTATTCTATATTGTGACGGTGCTGGCCGGACGTGGGAAGATAAAAAAGTCAGAACCGGAATATGCTCGTGGGGCAAGCAGACATGCTCATACGCTGGGTGGTCAGAATGTGAAGGTGTCACCGACCCGACAGCAGAAGTTTGTGACGGCCTTGACAATGATTGTGATGGCGCAATTGACGAAGACTATCCAGAGCAAGCACAGCTTTGCGGTATGCAAGATGATATCGAATACGGTGTGGGCATATGCAGTCCCGGTGTCTGGATGTGCTATGACGGATACCTGAGGTGCGATGGTCATGCTGGTCCGAGCCCTGAGGTTTGCGACAGCATTGACAATGATTGTAACGGTGTAGTTGATGATCAGCTTCCCAACACTACGATGGAAGTCTGCTATGACGGTCCGCAGGAGACGATTCTTGTAGGTGAATGCAAGCCGGGTATTAGATATTGTGTTGACGGATCAATGGAGTCTGATTGCGTTGGCATGGTTTTGCCTTCCCCGGAACTTTGCGATGGCAAAGACAATGATTGTGATGGTGAGATTGACGAAGGCTTTGACACGGGCAGTGTTGACCTTACGTTTATCATTGATGTGTCCGGATCCTTTGACGATGAGATTGAACGAACCATTTACGGTATTGCTCCTCTGCTCGAAGACGATCTTACACGCAACTTTAAGTTCAGTCTCGTTGTGATTGGCTCTCATTCTATTCCGGGTGCCAACTACCTCGATGGCAAGATGAGATTGATTACAGACTTTGTGCCACGAGATGAGTTCTTGCAACATCTTGAGACTGCGCTAGAGATGGCAAGAAGTCGTGGAGGCGGTGATGAGCCATCGTGGGATGCTATTCGCTATGTCGTTGAGAACACCTTTAGATTATCATTTCGGCCTGGGTCAAACAAGGTTATCATTCTCATGACAGATGAAGAAGGCCAGACACATGATCTAGCAATCCCTCAACACAGAGAAGCAGAAGTAGGAGCCATTGTGGCAAACTCACCATTCATCGTGCACGTATATTCAGACAATGGATTCTATGATAGCTTTGATGATATCTTTAGGGTTCGAGACAACTTCCACCCGCTTGGTGATCATCCTACAACCAATGAGGTATTTGAATCCTTGCGCAGGATCTTCCTCAATATCTGCACCGGTGGTTAGCCAATTAGTCTAGCTACATCGGTATAGATTGCCAAGCCCATTAGTGCACAGACAAATAACAATCCTACGAAATGAAGCTTGCCTCGGACTGACATTGATATGCGCTTGCGAGTGATCCATTCATAGGTAGACAGCATAATATGCCCGCCGTCCAATAGTGGTATAGGTAGTAGATTCATGGCGCCCAGATTGATTGAGAAGAAAGCGATCCACTGAATTAGGAATCCCCAGTCTTTAGTCTCCTCAGATTTCCTTACAGCTCTTTGCGTCTCATTATATATTGCTACTGGCCCGCCGAGATCTTCTTTCTTGACCCCGCTTTGCTTGAGGTGACTAACTGCGCGACCGATTGATGCATACATGTCTTTCGTCATCCTATAGGACGCTTGAGCTGCAACCTTTGCATCTACCTCGTGAACTTTTACCATGACTCCGGCCGGGGTTTGATGCTCAACTTCAACCTTTTGACCATAGTAATAGCCAAAGAATAGTGCCAGAGGTAGTGCTAGGTTTACCACGGGACCCGCCACTGCAATTAGAATCCGCTTCCAAGGTTTACATCCCCAGAATGAATTAGGATCCTCTGCAAGGTTCTCATAATCATCGTCACCTTCCAGGCGAACGTATCCGCCGAGAGGTATAAGCGATAATCTCCACTCAGTTCCTCGTGCATTGAAGCTGAGGAGTTTGGGGCCGAAGCCGAGGGAGAATGTCTTGACTGGGATCCCTACTGACTTTGCAGCAAGGTAATGTCCAAATTCATGAACAAATACGACGAATGTAATAATACCGACGAATGTTAACATATTAATAATTATCCTTTCGGGTGAGTAACTTCATAAACTTGCTCGTAAGCGTCTTCTAATTCTTTGCTAAGGGTTCTGGGAAATGTTACCCTTATTGTGACAACGTGATCGCCGCCGTTGACACCTTCACCTTTGAGACGAATCGTGTCTCCGGGCTTGGTGCAGTCAGGAATTACTAATCGCTTGGCCGGGCCGGCGACCGTTTCAATCTCTCTTCGGCAACCCAATATTGATTCAGGTATAGAAATAACAACGCTGGTATGAATATCGTTTCCCACCCGCTTGAAGTTACCATGCTCACCTACTCTTACTTCTAGAAAAAGATCGCCAGGAGGTGAGCCTTTTACATTTTGATGTCCGTATCCCTTGACTTTGATTACGTTGTTATTTTCGACTCCTGCTGGGATGTTGACCTTGATAGACTCGTGTGTGTTTTTCAAGCCCTTGCCCAGACATGAATTGCATGGATTCGTTATATTTGTGCCTTTACCATTGCATTCCTCACATGTTCGTGTCATCTGGAAGAAGCCTTGCAAAAAAGTAGTGTTACCTTGCCCGTGACACTTCTTGCATACAGCCTTGACAGTCTTGTCTGTGCTTCCTGACCCATCGCATGTCTTGCATGGCACCATACGCTCAACCTTTAGATCGATTACTTTTCCTATCGCTGCTGCGAAGAAATCGATATTAAGTCGATAGCGAAGATTTGTAGGCTTTGGGTTCTGCTTGTAGCCTCGGCGACTTGTGAATAAATCTTCAAACCCGCCCGTAAACTGGCTAAAGAAATCACCGAAGCCTGGACCTGGAGGCGGGAACCCTTTTGGTGCAGGATTATCGTATGATTTTCTTTTGTCCTTATCGCCTAAGACTGTGTATGCTTCAGCGACTTCTTTGAACAGCTCTTCTGCGTTTGTCTCTTTTGAAGTGTCTGGGTGATATCTCTTAGCCAGGTTTCTATATGACTTTTTGATTTGTGCTTGAGTAGCATCTTTCTTTACACCCAAGATATCGTAATAGTTCTTCACGTAATACTATCCTACCCTGATTAATTCATCCTCGTGGAAATAAACAAGTTCTCCGGCGAGGAAGATCTGGTAGTCGTATCCGCCAGTTCCTGCATCAGCAATTGCCATTACAAGTGGATCTAAGCAGTTAATAACAATTCCAGACTTATCTTTCCACGTCCAGCTTTTTGAACTTGCTGTATAGTCTGAACATTCTTTTATTATAACCATGTCGCCGGGATTGTATTTCATGGCTTTACTATTATGGTCTTCGTTAGGCGCCCGGTATTTTCTATACAGACACTTTTATTGCATGTAGAGAATACGAGATCAGCATCAATCTCTGCTATGCCAACCTTCTTACCTTTGATTAGTATGTCAAAGTTTGCTGACTTTACTTTTTTACCCCAGCGCACGTCTTTGATCGTAAGTTCTGTCTGGCTAAGCTCAATATTCTGAGTGTGTTTGATGGATATCTTTACTGGTGCTTCGGGCTTAATGAACCAACCCTTTTCCGGGATCATAGAGATTCTAGCATGTGCGTAATTATTGACCCATGTATTATCATGTCCGGTAATTACAGCCTTGAACTGGTGTGTTTGTTGTCTAGACGCTGCAAAAATACAAGCAGCCAGTAGAATACCTACCCCCGTTATTAAAAAGGGTTTGAGCATAACCAGCCTGCCAACATTCCGTCAGCCCATAGCATTGCACCGAGAAAATAGTATTGCCACGGCATTTTAAATGTGATTAACTTGCGACACAAGATCATAAGCAGCGTAAGCTCCCCTTTGATCTTTGCAAATCTACTTAATCTTTTATCATGTACTTCTTGTATCTTTGTGACATCATCACTCTTCATATATTACCTCCGTGTATAGTATAACTATGCAGAGCTCTATATTTTTAATCTTCGTCTAAAAGGCCGAGGGACTTGAGATAGTTGCTGATTCTGACATTGACAGGCGGGTCATACTCACCTTCAGGCCATCCGCCGGCGGACTTAAACTTCTTGTCTAAGTGAAGGTTCTTAGCAGTTGAAGGCAACCAACCATCGGGTCGACGTTTAGCAACTTCTCTTATTAGCTCGCGGAGTTGTTTTGCAGTTATTTTAATCATGATCTGCCCCTAATAATAATATATATTAGACAGAGCTACCTTTTTTCCGGGCCACGCTGGTGGATTTGAACATGAGCTGCCTTGATTCTTACGACTGTGCCGGCGTGGAGAATAGAAACGATCTTCTCCCAGGATTCATACTCCTTGACGACAACACCGTATTTCCACTCAGACAGCTCCTCAGCGCGGTGATTGATTACAGTTCGGAACCGGACCATGTCACCCTTCTTCATTTTCTATCCTTTGAAGCCATCGCTCATCTACTTCTTTCGGTTCTTCGTTCTGGAACCTGACGAGATATACATCAGTTCTGTGCGGACGTCTTGCTTGCGTCTTTCTAATTATGAACCCCTTGAGGTTTTTTGTCATACGGTATGACGTTCCAGTTCCTATCACCAGATCTCCGGGCTTCAAGTTCAACTCTCTGTCAGGATCATACTCGGGCATAGCTTCTTTTATCCACGAGTGATGATCATATGTAGGCTTTACCATTGTCTTCCTCGGCTGCTTCGCAATCATTAATATGAATCCATTGAGGCTCATTGTCAACGAATACCCAGAGAAATGTATCAAATGACTTTGGTGTTTCGAGAACAAGGCCTACAGAGTTTTTGAATATGCTTCCGACGATCTTGATCATCATACCTTCTTTAAAAGCTACTTTTGGATTCACAGCAATCATTAGGCTATAGCTTCTATTTCATCTTGATGCACCCACCACATTTCATTCTTAAGAAGAACTTTGTATCGCAGTGTCCCGGCATCATCTTCGTCTACTGCGAGGACGATACCTTTGTCGTCAGGGAATGAACTGATTTCTGTGCGGACTCTGATTAGGTCACCCTTTTTGATCACATGAATCTCAGACATCCGCGAATATTGTCACCGTAAAGTTCGATGGTTGCTTTTCCTTCGTAGCTGTAACCATGCTGCAACTTTTCAGGCTTTTTTATCCATAAAAATCTATGCTTCTTCCACTTGCTTCCGTCTTTGTATGCGTGCTTATACGATCCAACGTACTGGACAACGCCCGGTTCGACCAGATTGGCTAGACTGTTGGGCCAGCTATACGGAACATATTTATAGCACTCACCTCTTGACAGATCTTTTACATACACCTTCTTCATGCTTCAGGTTGGCCCCACTCATGAATCCAGTTGTGATCATCTATGTTCTTGTCATTGACGGGTGCTAGCTCGTCTTGAATGCATACGACAATCTTTTCATTTACAAGAATCTCTATGTGATCGGCTGACTCGGATTTAGTTATCACGGCTTTTTGAGGCAACTCATCGCCGAGCCAGAATAGAGATGAATACCAGACCAATGTTCCAGCGCTGAACAGCTTCATTTCTCTTTCTTCTTTCGTTGCTCATAAGTGTGAATAGCAAAGTCCTTTGTCTTCATCCTTCTCTCAATCACGTCATACGGGTCAGATCCGGGACCTGCCTCGCTTATCATGACGGTTCCCAGCTTGTTCATGAAGAACAGGACGTCCTCGGTCTTGATTAACTGCTTTGAGTGTGTAAGGAGTGCCTTGACCCTTTGCAAAGGATTGATTAGCTTGCCCCACTGACCTGATGACATCTTAGACATGACGTGCTCGAGGATCCCAACCTTTGAGTCGTCTGAGAGACTGTAGGGTGAAGGCTTGTCTTTCGTTGCACCTTTGTTTATGTACTTGATAACTCGCCACGGAACAAGATCCTGGTAGTCGTCGATGTGGATCAGCTTATCTTCTTCTAGCTTCTCCCAGCCTTCGCGGATATAGATCTGTTTGCCGTCAGTGGCGATCTTGCAGTTGGCGATATCAAAGCTCTGGAGGATTTGGCTTGGGGTTCCGCCGAACTTGTGGATCAATTGCATCATCCCGGAGTGATCGGCAAGGGTAAATGAAGCATCGTAAGCATACTTCATCATTGAGTTCGGCCCGGAAGCCCATTGCTTTGTATGATAGGGATGAAGTGAAACTCGCCCAAGATTGACACGATCATCCCGGATTTTCTTTGTAAAGCGTTCAGCGTGCTCTGGTGATCTGAAGAAGAAGTCCATGTCACCTGGCCTGTGGGTCCGATCGAACGCCTTGACTGCAGACCCCTCTGTAATTGCAGTACGAAGAAAGCCTCCTGCTAAAAATGCGCCGTGGTCAAAAAATGGCTGGAATTGAGCAAGAACACCCTCGGCGTCGGGCACCTGATCATATAGCCATTGCATATCTTTTGTCAGAATCTTGGTCATTAAACCTCCATATAATATTCTATCACACAGCAGTATCGTTTACAATTCTTCTAGTCCTTGCATCAAAACATCATCTTCAATATAGAATGAATCAATTTCTCCTGATGCGCTGGTAATTAGTTGTCCCAATCGAAGCTCTGGATGGATTCTCCATGCTGCTTCAAGTATATTCAAGTATGCTCTGATTTCATTGTCTCTCTTCTTTGTCATGTGTGGGCCATCCTTTCTTTATGTACCAACGTCTGGCTTCATATAATACCCTTTTCCCTTTGACAAGTACATCATGTGCATCTACTTTTTCAGTCTGATGATCACTTTGATTGTTGAACGTGCCCATAACTCTCGGAACATTCTTCTTTGTCATTCCAAGCCAGACGCCGTTATCAATCCATACAGGGTTCTTTCTGCCGTCATAGACTGACACCATGTCGCCGGCGATGAGGATTTCTTTCATGATTCTTTGACCATGCTTTCGATCATGATATCTAGCATATCAATCTTCTTTCCGTCAATCAGGATCGTATAGATACTAAATTGATTTTTGACAATCAATCCTGTCTTGCCGATAAGCTTGCTGTTCATAAGCATGCCCAAGGGATCTGCTTTTACCCTTACAAGCTCTCCCAGTTCGAACATGCTATTGCCAGATCCCTCTGTAATATTTCGTGTATAGCGCCATGCCTGCCTCGTATCGATTTTCCCATGAATCGCGGCGTTCTTTATCGTCCCACGGGTAATCAGGCATATCCATTCCGTTGTTAGCTGCGACGAACTCATGAGCCCAGATCATTTCATCCAGCATGTTGTCCCACACTTCGTCTGGGTTTTTTGTATTACCATCTTCGAGTTCGGCCGGATATCCATAGAAGTGTGTAGTCTTCTTATACGCCTTGAGCCTCGGGAGAACAAACTCAGATATAGTATTGTACAAACTCCATAGTTCGCGGTCATCGAAGCCGCGTGTCAGGCGCTGGTATGGCCATTTAACAAATCGCTTGTAGATCATTTCGGGAGAAAGATATTCGTCTGCATTGCGAAGGATCGCCGACCACAGATGCACATACCACGGCTGATCACGCATTTGCCTAAAGAGCTCGTCCAGATCTTCTTCAGATCTGATTACTGTATCACCATCTTCGGTGTATTCAAACTCATATTTATCAGACATCGATGATCCCCTAGCTTTGTATCTTAAATATTATACTGCGGGTTCGAGGGGTTTACACCTGATTATTTGTCGAGGAATACGTCTTTTGCTGTGAATCGAATTTTCTTATCACTACCTGAATTCTTGCCGAATGCCTTGCGGTCGAATTCTTGTGCAGCAATCTCGTCTGGGTGCATCTCTTCTTCGGGCTCATCTTCGAAGCTATCTTGAATGAAATCATTAGCGAAAGCTAGGGCTTCCTCACCCATATCAGGCGGGATCCTGACATGGAGCAGGGCTTGGACAGCTATGTCAGCCGGCGTTGATCTGGAATGAATAGGATCATGAATAAGATTTGCCGCTGAATTTCTTATGGCATCTTTGATATCTTCGGGTAGATCAGCCTCGGGTGGTGCCCAATCTCTGTCAGCAAATTTACGATCAGCCAGCGTTTCATGTTCATCACTGTGCCAGTCGCTGCTCTCAGTCAAAACTCTCTTGAGCTCTTCCTGAATGATCTGTTGTAGTCTGCTTTTTGTGATCTTCATGTTATTTTCTACATGCTTTCTGCTGCGTACAAGTTAAGCTGATATTCGTCGTCGTCAAAGGCGTATCGAAGCTCTTCTTGCTCATCCTGTTCAAATGAGTATAGAACCGAGGCAGCCAGATCTAAAGCTACATCCTCAAGGCTTGCATCTGGATTGTCCGCCATGTATTCTTCGCCGGCGATCTTTGCTCTTCGACTGAGTTCGTCTTTGAGCCTTCTGGGATCCAGCCGTTCTTCCTCTGCTTTGCGGGCAGCAGCGGCCTTTTCTCTTTCGGGTCTGTCATAGACATCATCGATGTGCGCCTCAAGCTTTTCAAAATCGGCCTTGCTCAGCTCGATGCTTCGTTCAGTTCCGTCTTTGTCGTCGACGATGACGGACAGCCTAAGCTTTTCGATAAACTCATCGGCTTTGGCAGCAGGTATACCTCTTTGAGTGCCGGCGCCGATGTAAAGCACCTCGCCGGTTTCTACATCAACGATATCAACCGTGTCGTTGTCGAGCTTGTCTGCCAAGTCCCTGAGTTCATCAGGGCTAAGTTCACCGTCACCGTCACTATCAGCTTCAGCCAGAACTCGTGTGAGCTCCTCGCGAATGATCTGCCTAAGGTTGCTGAGTGTTGTTTTCACTTTCTCTTATTCCCCGTGAAACATTGCCTGAACTGCATCAAGCTCGCCCTTGACATATCTTAGGTCAGGGTCAAGTGAATTGTCACGATGATTTACAGAGTCATCTTCTAGCTTGAGCATTTGCTCCATAAACTCAGCGTCTTCTGCAGCGGCTGATTGCTCGTGTGCTGCGAGGCTCTGTGCTAACTCAGCAACTGCATCAAGTGCGCTATGTGCTTCGTCTAGATTGTCCATAAGTTGGGTGAGCAATCCTACCTTGGCAGAATAGAACTCATTGGCTCCGTCTGCTGGTTGCTCATTTAGCTTTGATAGCTCTTCACGAATGATCTGACGAAGTGTGTTTGCTTTGATTTCCATTATTACCCCTCCCGGGTGTGTCTACAAATAAATATATGGTTGCTGCAGTAATATTATACAGTAATTAGCTTACCTGTGTAAGTGCTTTGTTTTCCGTTATCGCTGGGATCAAATGCGTTTCTTTCGTGCGGATATCCCCGAGGATTGCAGACCAGCCTTGTGTTACTAATCGTTTGATCTTGTTCGAAATGGGTGTGACCATACATCCAGAGCTTTGGCCCTCGACTATAAATCAAGTTCGAATAGTCACAGGCGAAGAATCGGTTCAAAAACGAACCTTTAAAAAAATCATCGATGCATACCTCACTCGGCAGGTGGTGGGTCACAACGATATCATCAACTTGTAGGTTTGCCTCGAGGAACTGCTCAAACCTTGCTTGCTCTTCGTATACCCACGGTTTGAAGTCATTGATCACGTTAAAATCTGACATGTTGCGCTCGTAAGGGAAGTTTGTCGGATGATCACGGAACCAACCTGTGCTCCCGAGGAAACGCTGTCCATTGATTACTGCAACGTTATTATTGAGCCAGTCAAGATTGGCATGGCGTTTGAGGCATCGATCTCTGATATCACTGATTGCTTGTGGGCTTGAGTGATAATATTCGTGGTTGCCTGGTACAAATACCACGTTTTCGAACCGGCCACAGAACAAGCCCAGAGTGTCCTCGATCTGGTCATTCACAGTGATATCACCTGCCAACACCAGCACATCCACATCGTTATCGAGGCCTTCGACAAACTCTGGCATGTCACGGTGGAATTCGAAGTGAAGATCAGACAAGAGGAGGAGCTTAGTCATGCAACTTCCTTGCAGCCTCTACAGTTCCAACGTTCTCAGCTTGAAACCCCTTTGCTAACAAAATATGCTTTGTATATTCAGCACGTTTTCCGGATCGGCAGTAGATCAAGATTGTCTTGTCCATCGGTAGGTCAGTCAGGTGGTTCTGGATTTCGATTGAACTGATGTTGAGGTCTCCCGGAATATTGCTTCGGGCATGTTCTTCTTGGGTTCGAACGTCTAAAAAGAATGTTTGCTTCATCTGTATCCTCTGTAGATATTATATATCACAGTTTCAATTATACACAATCTTGTTATTGATGTATTGACTTCGCCATAGGCAATTTTTATTTATGTAGTGCCTCTTCCCGTCGATCAAGCCAACGAACCCGTTTTCCCATTCGCTTATTAGGAATGTTGGCTTGTTATTTCTCGGGTCGAGAGTTGCTACAGCATAATAGAATACGAGATCACCCGGTTTGAAGCTGTAGTTGATCATCCTGTAATTCCCATTGCGTCCATCATCCCGTGAAAGCTCATCTCTGAGGGTTGTTCAATCTTGGCTTCTTCGTTAACAAGCTTAGTTGCACCAACCTTTCGGATCTTGTTTGATCTGAATCTATATACTTTTGAGTTTGCCAGAACTTCATACAAAGATTCGTGAGTCATCTTATCAGTTCGTTGATCGTCGTTTAATTCCCAGTAGATATCGTGTTTATCGCTACGCCCAGATGATTCGTTCATAGCTTTTTTAATATCTTCTGGCAAGCTTGAGGGCGCTGACATTTGATCGTTTTGATCGAGGATCCAGGCAGGATTTGGCTTCAAGATATCGATTAGAACACCTTTGTAGCTTTCATTTGGATCTTCGGGATTCGGGATCTCAACTAGGTCACCTTTGCTGACGGGATAGAACTTAGCATCTTCATTATGGATTGAGACGAACTTTGGGGTGAAGATCTCTTTGGGGTCAGTATTTTTAACTGGATTGTTCCACATGTCTCCGAACTCTTTGTGGTCTTCTAGTGTCTGATTACGAACCTTCTTAACGACAGCGTTGAGCATATCTTCCACGATCTGATCTTCGTCGGTTTCGGCCATATATGTTCCGGGCATTTTGTCATCTTTGTATGATGACGGGCCGTGATCTTTGGCCATGTTTAGGGTGTAATTGTGTAGGATTTCGTCAGAGGCACTCATTTCTCAACGCCCTCGGCGAATAAACCAACTTCCACACTATTCTCACTCTTAACGATAACTGGAACTATATCACCATTATCTTCACGAAACCACATTCTACGAATCACCCTTGTATCATCTCCGAACACCCTATACTCACGAAGTGCCTCCTTGAACCCATCGTGAAGTTCACTCCAAGGGATATCATTTAGGGATGGTAATCTGGGTGGTTCTCCATTCTCACCTCCCTCTTTTAATACCGCTAGATCCATGGGGGTACTCATTGCGTTCATAATCATTACTGAATATTCTGTAGGATCTCGCTGGTGTACCTTATCATCTATTGTGCAGAATTGCATCAGATACCCTTCTTTGCCGTGTTCTAACCATCGCACATCGCTGATCTCTTTACTCTCGCTCATTCTTTTATTTTCTTCGCGCGCCACATTCCCTTATCTAGGATTTTCAACTCGCCACCAGCCAGATATGTTGCGTGCCCATGTCCAGATAGCGAGAATCCTCCATCCGTTTCTGTGTTAAGTTCTATCACAGTTCCGATCATAGGAGAGCTGTTCACGGTGAATACGGATAGAACATCGTTATTATTAATGGGTGTTAATCTCACCAGATCTCCTTTTTGAATCTCACTCATCTTCATCACCCCCTTCCCTATCTTTGCCTGCCCATTTTTTGGCTGCACGAACCATTCCGTCGTCCAGGATCATTTGGAATTCTTTCGTTACCCTTGCCGTATTTGCTGGCCTGGATTTGCCTGAACTTTTATAAGCATAATCTTCTTTGATGTCAAAGAACTCGCGGTAGTAATCTGAGTGCATCCTTAGCACGGTGCCGGAATGCTTTTCATATACTTCCATCTTTTCTTCGAGCCAGTCGAGGCGGTCACTGCAGATCGCCCAAAGATGATTAACTTCCTCAAGCTCGCCTTTTAAAGCTCTCGTTTCACCCTCTTCAGCAATTAAACTACCCTCTATGCACAAAAGCTCATCTTCAAGTTCAGTGACTCGGCTCTTCAACCATGGGACAGTGTTTTCTTTTGCTATCTCTATAGCGAGATCAGCTAGGTCTTTAAACTTTTGCTTATTGGTTTTGTTCATCTTCTTCTATTCCTTCTAGCAATTCATCTGCCATCTCGCGCCAATACCACATAAGCTTGAGTGACTCAGGGTATCCGGCTTTCTTTTCAATTATATCATATTGCCCGAACCACCTAAGCTCGTTTGAGATATCCTCTTTTGTCAGATGAGGGGCACGATTTGCTAAGAACTCTTTTGCATCTGCAAACGTGTTGTCGAGTAGAATCTGCTGCTTCTTATTTAGATTCATCGTCGTCTTTGTTCTTGCGAGACAGCATTCTGAGTATGTGAATCTGCAATGCAATGCCGGCGATGATTGTTAGTGTAATGATACCAACTAGTTCTTGCGGGGTCATGCCTCTACTTCTGCCTCTGCGTCAGCTTTCTTGGCCTCGTATTCTTTTCGTTTGACCTCTCGCAGATCTTCGAGTTCAGACATCGTCTTGAGGCCCTTGAGCTCTTTGGTGACCTGGACCTTGCGGATCTTGGGCACCATTGTCCGATAGAGATCTTTGGTATGCGGGTCGAGGTGCAGAATGTATGCGTTCTCGCGTGTAAGCAAGAAGGTCATGACGTCGAGTGCTTCAATCACCTCGTCCATGCCGCCGGTGAACTTGCCGATCTTGCTTAAGTTTGTCTTGCGCCCATCGCCCGCTAGGACCAGCGGGTAGTCGGCATGAGACCAAAAAAGGTAAGGTGATTTGGTGTTTGCAAAGTATACTGACTCTGAATGCTGGGTCAGGTCGTAGTCTGAGAATGATCGAGCATGCTTGAATGCATCCTTGAACTCCTCTTTACGATCAGATGTTAGAATGCTACACTTCAGGTTAGCCATAGACACCTCCATTATGTATTATTATAACCTACGGGTGGTCGGTGTTCAATCCTCGTCAGTGCATTTAAGCATCAAATTTAAATCTTGGCGAACCCATGATCTCTTTTGGCCGTCGATAAGGACAGTCATATTGTATCGACCTTCATACAGATTTATGATCATTGCTGCTGAATCGCCGTGTTCTATCAGGTCACCGTTTCTGAACACCTCGCCATAATTTGTTGTGAATGTTTTTGTATCTATCATCGTTCTTTTCTCGTAATCTAATACACGTTCACACTCGTCAAGAAACACTAATTCGTCGGGTCGTTCTTCAATCACCGGTGTCGTATTAATTATATCGAAGAGAGCATTGTCTGGAAGGATTACATCGACAGTTCTTCCTCTCAGCTCTTCGCCTAGGCCTGTCTGATGAGTGACCCCTGATCTGCGCAATCTTGACATTGAGGCAAAATGAACTTGTGCACCATCCGCAATTTGTAGATAGCCTGACGATCGTTTTGATTTTTTGACTGGGATTGACAGCTTTGCTAGGATGTTTTCAATAAATGTGGATTGAACTCGCTTACTATGAGCGATTGGGACAGGGATCAAGACATCGTCACCCGTCATCAAGTGGGCAATCGCAGTCAAACAATTAAGCGTAGATCGACCGGTTTGTCGCATATAGTTGCACTCAGAATATCCTCCCATTTTATTGTGCTTGATCTTTGACTTGGTCCAGATGCGTGGATGCTCAAGCCCGAGGAGCTGATACAGATCATTAACTGTCTTGCCTATGCTCATTTGGTCTCACAAAGAATCAGTGCATGCTCATGAATCCATACTGCTTTTGTATTTCCTTCCCACAGAATTTTGCAGGGCCCCGAGTCGCATGACTGAATAACTTTGCCGATTCGATGCGTTGCTGACTTGTGGTGAACTTTGGCGCCGACTTTAAACATCCTTTTGATCTCCGAACCTGCAGACAGTCATTGCATATGCCTTTTCTTCTTCGTATCGGGTAGTTGCTACAACTTTGTCATCGTCAGTTAGGTAGCTACTTTCATTTATATCATCGACTTGCTTAGCATAGTATTCTTCGAGCTCCTCGATATCATTGAACAAGTAGTTGGGGTGATCAGCGCCGGACCAGATTGCGTATTCATATTCAGGCCAGAGTGTAAATGCCTGCTGATATACGTGTCGATAATGCGCAGAATCATATTCACGACATTGTTGTTCATGCTCTTCAAGTGTAGGTTCATCGAGTGGGTAGGTATTGTATTTAAATGAGCTGAGAATGTGCGGCGTGATTTCCTTGTGGTTCTCCTCATCAAGATCGCCGGACACCCATCGATGATATCTATTGTTCTTTTCCTTGGCATCGGTGAGGTCTTCTTTCCACTGCTGCTCAACATGTTCGTGGGTAGCAAGGTTAGTGTGTACTCTTGCCTGGCCGAACTTTTCTTTGGTCTGCTGAACTGTGATGGTTGCAAGATGATTCCACATCGGACTATAGCCTGAGATTGATGCTTCCAGCGCATATCCGATCCACTCAGCGATGATGCTAATCTTGTTCCAGTAATCTTCATGCCCTGGCGCGAGTTTATCATTCCAATCACTGTAATAAACCTGCTCAGTCTTATATTTGCGTGTCATTTAATCAGCTCTTCTTTCTGCTTGCGTGTCAACTTTTTGATTTGTGCCTCCCGGCGTGATGCAGTCGATCGGTTTTCTGATGGCTCGACGTGAACTAAGCTGACTGGGCGGCGAGATCGTGTATATTTGGCACCCTTTGAGCCGGAGTTGTGTTCCTTTAATCGTCGCTCAATGTTTGTCGTGATACCGCAGTAAAGAGAACCATCGCCACATTTCACCAGATACACGTACCAGCTAGCTAAGGTTTGAACCATAGTTACAATCATCAAACTCATTCATCAGCTTGCGCAAGGACCTCAGATCTCCGTGATACTCATGTGTTACTGCTAGCACATCTCGGAGTTCATTCAGGATATCACTGACCTGGTGCAAGTATGCTGTCTCTCTATCTTCGTTATTCATTGATGTTTCCTTTGCTTATCACTTCCACTTTGTATCTCGTGTAGGGCCCTCGCCCGATATCATGTGTCTCTTTTCTGCCAGCAACCAACACCTGCATCAGATCATCGTCGATTTCCTCCAACAACAAGCCTACTGTATCTCTGATCGGATTCCAATACAGCGTCTCTCTGTCCTGATAGAGCTCTACTATCTTTATAATATCACCACGGAAGTAGTTGTTCATTCTATTTTCTCAATCTTATATAGCTCAGTAGTTACTCGTCGGATCTTACCTTGTGACAAAACTTGAAACTCATTATCCCAGTTTTTGGTGATCTTCGACTTAAACCTTTTATGACTAATCAAGACACCAACGATATCTTTGATCTTGCTTTTGTGGATGAACTTATCAGGGTGAACGTAGCATCTTACGAGATCACCTCTGTTCATGATTCCTCCGCAGGCATCAATGTGAAGTAACTCGTATTATAGTATTTTATTTGACCTTCCGCAAGAACTGCGTGATGCCTGTGATTGAAGTGCTTTCCCTCAGTATCATAAGTTGTCATCTTCATACGACAAGACACAACTCGATCTTTTATGTGTTCGTTATCGGGTTCTTTCTTTAGCATCTCGTATGGGATCACTTCTTCGATATAGATTTTGCTATCGATAGTAGATCCGTTTTGATCCATTATTTTGACGAAAGATCCTTTAACCATTTGCCAACTCCAACTCTTCAAAATAGAACTCAGTATCATTGACACCGTTGATTAGGCAGATCGCAGTCGTTATTCCTGGCTCTACGTTTATTTTTGTAACAAACCCTATGTCTCCAGCCTCAATCGTGACAGTTGAGAAGTAGTGTGACATGATTGACCGAACCAGATCACCTTTTTTAAAGCTCTTCATCTTCTATCTTCTCGATTAGTTTGATGTGAGGTGTCTTGAATAGCTTTCCTTCAACGAGAACTTTAAACCTGTCTTTCCCGAGTCGATCACCCTTTGTCTTGAACCTCTCGACGATTACGCCGGTCGTGATGTATAGCCCAGTGACTTTTTTGTGAGGCGGAAAGAATCCTACCTTGACCATATCACCAGGTTGCAGTTTGTCTTCCTCGTCTTTGAACATTGTTACGAAACCCACCATTTTTTATTATATCTACTCGGCGACATCTTTTACAGGAATCAGTTGTTGCGGTGAGTGTTTAAATATTTTTCGATCTGCAAACCAGAAAACCTGGAACGTTTCGAACTTTTTAACTGAGTGTGTTTGATCGTATGAATCATTTTGTTTATAGTCATCCTCTTCACGTGATAAGATTATTCCTCTATATAGCAGATTAATGGCTGATGAGACAAGATCCCCTGGTTTCATTGATCTGCCAGCCTAAGATATTCTGGTTCAATAGAGGTAATTTCCCCATCAATCAAGCATTCTACAAGCCATTCACCCGAGATCGCGCTCATCAATGCGTCGAATGATGATGTCCTTTCGGGATCCTGGATTACAAGTGTTTTGATTACGATACCCTTTTGTTTGTGATATGGATGGATAACTGGATATGGTTGTCGGTTTGCAAGGGCTGAATTGTCGAATACCTGGATTAGGTCGCCGGGGGTGAACCTATTCATCTTGGGCATGCGTCAGCATTGATTCAGACGATCGATAGATTTCACCACTAATAAGCACACGAAATAAGCTGGTGTTTGATTTTTCAACTATAATCCCGGGTTCATGTTCTGGCCCAAACATCATTTGTACAAGATCTCCCGGTTTGAATGTGTTTTTCATTATATCTTCTCCAAATGTTCGATATAGACGTCTATTAGTTTCTTGTCTGCATTTAAAACTTTTGCGTATAATTTTTGGTCGTATCTAAAGATTAAACCTGTAACAAACATTGGGTTTTCAAATGCCTTTTTTGACATAACACTATTGTAATACGGTGAAGGAGGTAATCCGGTTTGAATTCTGACTAGGTCGCCTTGTATGATCATTTGATCTCTGGGAGCTTGATCAACGCCCCCGCTGTCCAGCCACGGGTCATGACACCGTCTTCTAGAAGGACAGTGAATACTGTGTATGGAAACTCATTTAGAGGGTCGAAATCACCTGGTGGGCACTCTATGATCTCTGAGGATATGATCATGCCCTTTGTGCCCGGCTGAATCCTTTGATCGTCTTCGTCAGACCAGAATCGAGGAGAGTTGATGTAGTCATCGGGCTTTGCTTTGACTTCTGAGAAATAAACTAAGTCACCTTTTTTCATATATGAATCCTTTATAGGTATTATATGTAACCCTCTGCGGTTTACACATTATTCATTAACCTTCACCAGATTATAGATTGAATCTGTCTGGGTTCTGATTGTTCCGTCAGTTTTCCACCACTTAACATTGACAAATTCAGGTTCTGCTTCTTTTCCAGCAACGGAGAACGCAAAATCCATCACGAATGGCCCTTCAATAACGATACCATGCTTGAACTTTGAACCGTCCCAGTTTCCCGTGTATTTGACCATGTCGCCTTTGACAAGTGCCTGGCTGCTATTAGAATCTTTCATCGATCCTCCACGAGTGTTTTTCAGCAACGACCCATTGCTCGCCCTTTATTAGAACACGGTATAAATTATTTTCACTGGGTCCTTGTGCATCCCTCTTTTTTATAACTACCGCAAGTTTTCCTTGAAGCCAGCTTGGAAGGAATTGTTGATCTGATATATTGACTTTGATGAAGTCTCCGGGCTTAAACATCGATCTTACAAACATAGGGTTCAGGATCGCTAGTCTTTGAACCATCACTCCAAAGGATTGTTAGACGAGAACAAAACACCCCATCGTGGCTCTTATAAAACCCTGATTCAACTTTAGTAACAAAACCTTTGAATGGGCCAGTCGAGGGGGTGTCTCTAATTTGAACGAGATCGCCGGGTTTAAGCATTTTCTACCAACTCCAGATCTGACTCGCAGTAAATTGCATCGCTCTTCTTTCCGTCAATCAACAGCCTATAGCCTAATTCGTCTTCTTCATACTCAAGTGAAACATCAACATCGCAGATTACTGCCAGCAAAGGCTCAACCTCTTTCCATATTCCAACTGTGCCAGTCTTGCCAGACCACACCCTTGTCGCCCAGACTAGATCACCTTTTTTCATTTTTGTCTCCTCGCGAAATCAAAGTCAAGTCTTCACCCCACGCGATATCTTCGAAGGGCGGAGAAACAAGATCTTCACCAGACATCCACATAACGTAATAAAAGTTTGTGCCAGCATCATCAACATCAACTACAGTAACGATACCAAATGCATCCGTGCTTAGCATTTGAACCATGTCTCCGGTTTTGAAGTCGTTGTAATGAATATCAATCATCTTCTATTGATTCTCATCTTTACTCATAACAATATCAAGCATTGAAACTGAGGTGTTACTTGTGCGGCCGCTCTTTAACCACCTAACATCAGCGGCTGGACCTGGCTGGATGTCTTTATTGTTTCTATAATCACGTAAAGGCTTTGGCAAAGGGTGAAATGCTGTGACGATCCCACATTGACCGGACATCCACCAGGGGGCTGACGACGTATTTGATTTAACGATATCACCGGGCTTCACTTACAACCTCCAGGTTTTCTGCGTTGACCCATATTCGTTTTCCGTCGTGGAATTGAACGTCATATTCGGATTTATCAGACGATTCTCTGATTATGATCCCGATCCTTTGACCTGATGGGATGACAAACTTTAGACCACTCTCGAACGAGATGTCGAGGAACTTTATCATATCACCCTTCTTCATTTGATAATAGCTCCGGGTGATAAGGGCTAGTATATACACCGTTAACCCTGGTTCCTTCCCAGGGGAGGTCTACGCGGTAATCCCACCAGTTAGCAGAATCGACATCAGTGAGAACTACAGCGAGGGTTCGCTTTACTTGGGCGCCTTTTCGGAAGTTGCTTATATCGTTACCGATGAATTCGATTAGATCGCCGGCTTGGATTGGTGGGTGGCGAGGAGTGTTCAAAGTTCTTCTTCGATTTGGGTTTCATGATATTTGATAATTTCTCCATTGATCAAAACCCTGAATTGCGAGAAGCGATCATACCCTACAATGACGCCAACTTGACCAGCATTACGACCGACCCTTCGGGTAGAACTTGATAGCTTGATTAATGTGCCTGGCTTCATGTTTGCCTCCGTAGTGATTATACTACATGAGGAGCAGTTTGCACATATACTCAGCCTTTAAATACGTGATCCCACGGAACTTTGATATCATAAGGCTTGCAGTATATCTCGTGAACTACGATCAGCCCGTCAGACACCAGCACCTCGACGACGTCACTCGTGGAATAACTTCTGTCGTTCGTGAGCATGCTGAGATCTTCTTTTTCTACCTCGTCAAGATAGCGGACAATGACTGCGTTTTCATGCACACTCAGATCACCAGCAACACATTTGACGAGCATGCCAGGTTTGAGGATTCTTTTTTTACTATTGTCTTTCGACACCCTTACTGCCCAATTTTATTTCTTTTTCCAAATACGAGTTGCATTAGGATTAGCATCTTCTTTTGTAATTAAATCAAAATTCTTTTCTACAAAATCTAGATACTCATCTCTCAATAATGCGGCGGATTTTAAATCCGGTCCTTCAAACTCTTCACCTTCAAGAACGTCAGGTGCTAGAATAAAATTCTCTACAAGAACACAGCTTTCATTCATTTGTTTATAAAGATTTTTAATAACTGCGACTGGATCTGGCACATGCTCTAAAACCTCAAAAATTGTTACCAAATCTAAGTTTTTATGGAATTTCGGCAAATCGTCTGTCTGAATTGTGTGAGAGAAAAGATTTACATTTTTTAAATTTCTATCTTTCAAAAGCTTATCTAGACGCCACTTTGCAAAATTAAAGTGCTCACAATCAACATCAGCAATTGATATATCTAAATCTGATTCTGATGTGATTGCTTGCAACAATGTATTCATATACGGGGCAACACCCGAGCCATACTCACATACATGGGCTCCTGACGACAGGAACGGCGCCAAAAAATTCAAATGTAATTGCACCAAATCTTTATGACGAACACACTGTCTAAACGCGCTCCACGCGCCTTGATCTTTATAAAACTGGAATACATCTTTTACAGATTTTCTATCTTTACTTTCCCAGATATCTTCAAATGTCATGTCTGCTACAGGTTCACATGTATCTGATCCTGGTAAATCTGGCTTTCTTCCTGTTGCTCTTGTTCCTAGCTCAAGGGCTTTCTCTGGGGATACGCTGTAATAATCACAAAGATCTTGATACCAGGGTTTTAGATTTAATTCAATTTGACTCATAATTTTTTATTCCGTTTTGATTGTTGCTTCGAGGACATGAACAGCATGTGATCCCGATATATTACCATAATATCCTGAGCTGATTACTTTGAATAGGCCGTTGCGCAATCTATTTCCATTTTGATCACAGCATGTAGTAACCTTCACATCATATGATTGCTTTGTTCCCGGGATTGTCGTAGTATTAATAATTTGTGCTTCGTTCATATTGCCTAGCATTTCATAAACGTCGTCAGCATAGAAATCCATTGCCATAAAATGATTAATACCTGACGATGCTGAGTGTTTTGCATGCATAGCTCTGCGAGAATTTCCTGCAATAAGCATCTCAGTATTCGACGAATGCCACAACATCGTTGCTACAAGAGAGATTATCACTAGCATCATCAAAGTCACCATCAGCACGAAGCCTTTTTTAGTGGCGTGGACTGATATTGAGGATAAAGTTTCGTCTTGCATTATTTCCTTGCCCTTCTTGATTTTGATTGTTGTTGGCATCCACAATCTGGAAGTTCTCATTGACCCAAGTTGTTGTTCGTGATTTACACTGCGATCTACTGTAGCCTGATCTGATGCATCTTCCTTCGATTGGTCGGACGACTTCACAATAGCATCTCATCTGGTTGTCTCGCCATTGCGAGGGCGAATATCTAAACGCGACGTTATCAGGTATGACACTATTGGATCCCGGCATGTACTTAACACATTTTATTGGCGCTGCTGGATGATATGCTGGGAGTGAAGTGGCGAGAACAAATGCTAGTAACATGATTGCCTACTTACACATCTCAGGTCGAACATTTTTAGGCAAGGTGCAAAGAGCCTTGTCGAGCTTGTCAAGATCCAGATGTTTGATGGGGGTTGCGTAAACCATGCTCTCAAGAAGCTGCGGAACATATCCTCTTTCGACCGGGAGTGCTACGAGGATACCAACAACTGCCCCAGCTGCATTAAAGAAACATGATCCCGAGGCCCCGGGCCAACCGTATGTATGAACGACAAGCTTCTCTTTGCCCCTGCTGATTTTTTGATATCCTACAACTTCGCCGCGGATCGTCAAGAGAGAATGGTGTCCTGGCCAGCCTGAGTAGATTATTTCCTCACCGATATCGGGATATGTATTCTCTACTGCAAGCGGGACAGGATCAGCGATCTTTGCATCAGGAACAGCTAGCAGTGCAATGTCCTCAGCACCATTAAAATAAGCAGCGTGAGCTTTGACCTTTTGCTTATTGTTGACAACCCAAAACCAATTAGTCTTAGAGTCATTGATTACATGGGCGGCAGTAATGACAAGATTTGTTCCCTTATACGTTACATAGCAGCCTGATCCTCTTCCCATGCCGGGCGTGAAGACTTTTACAGAAGCATCCCGTGTATTTTGTTCAGTCTCATTTAGCTTGATGGCTGGAATGACGTCGTCAGCGTAGACCCTAACCATTTCATCTTCATATGAGTATTCAGACTTTACCTCTTGCGTGACAGAATCATTGCCGCTATTGCAACCTGTGAACATTAGCATATAACAAACGAGCTTCTTCATTCGATCTCCTTCAGAGAAATTGGAGGAAAGTGTGGGATTCGAACCCACGGAGACTTGCACCTCAACGCATTTCTAATGCGTCGCCTTCGACCACTCGGCCAACTTTCCATATGATTTATTATAGTCTAATAATCAAGATTTTATATTATTAATGACTTCTATTGCCGTCAAAAACACAAATAAATACTAGATCCTCATACTCACTTGAGTTGGCGACTTTGTGAAATTCGCCATCAGGAATAAGCACTGTAACACCCGAGTTGACATCATATGTCTCCTTGCCAACATACATAAGACCGTGCCCAGAGATAAATTGATATACTTCTTCTTGTCCTTTATGTGTGTGCCCTGATGTTGACATTTCGGGATGCAGTATTGTTTTTGAGACAACAAGATTGTTTAGCTCTGTGTTGTCGATGACGGTATATACGTCAGTCTTTTTTACTACGTCTCCGGAGAGAGTATCTAATGATAGCTTCATTTCAATCCATTCTTTATGTTAACAGAACTTTATTAAGCTGGTCTGCATTGAGCGTTTCATGCTCCATCAGATCATCAACCATCTTGTCCATTACTGCTTTGTTCTTTGTCAAAATATCTTGTGCTGCTTCGAGAGATGATTCAATCACGTTCCGGATCTCCTTGTCGATTCGGGCAGAAACCACTTCGCTCAGATCTGATTTTCTAGCTGTCCCCATTTCTCGACCTAAGAATGGGCTGTCATTTCCGGTGGCGTTGTAGATCGGGCCTAATGGCGACATACCGAACTCTTTGACCATGCTTGCAGCAATTGCCTTAACACGCTGGAGGTCATTCTTGACACCTGTTGTTGAGCCCTTGTCGCCGTAATACATCTTCTCAGCTAGATAACCGCCGAGCAATACCTTGATTCTGTCTTCATACTCTTCATGTGTTGAGCAATGCTTGTCCTCTTCGGGTAGTTGCATTGTCAAACCGAGTGCTCCGCCGTGAGGAATAATGGTAACCTTGTGCAGTGGATCTGAGGTCTTTGTATGGAATGCCACGACAGCATGTCCTGCCTCGTGTCTTGCTGTGGCTAGCTTTTGCTCATCAGACATGATCATAGATTTTCGAGGGGATCCCATTGTAACTTTGTCTCTGGCGACTTCGAAGTCAGTATCAATTACCTTCTCTCTATTGTCCTTCGCCGCATTCAATGCTGCTTCATTGCACAGATTAGCTAGATCTGCTCCTGTCATCCCTGGTGTTGATCGTGCTATGACTTGAATATCTACACCTGGATCCAGCGGAATGTCTCTGAGATGAATCCTCAGGATCTCTGCGCGGCCTTTAATGTCTGGGCGACCAACTGTAACGCGGCGGTCGAAGCGCCCGGGTCTGAGAAGTGCCGGATCGAGGACATCGGGTCGGTTGGATGCAGCAAGAACCATAATCCCGCTGTTTTCTTCAAAGCCATCCATTCCGACGAGGAGCTGGTTGAGTGTTTGTTCACGTTCATCGTTGCCTCCGCCCATGCCTGCACCGCGCTGGCGACCGACGGCGTCGATCTCATCAATGAATATAATGGCAGGCGCGAGCATCTCTGCTGCTTCAAACAAATCTCTGACTCGAGATGCACCAACACCAACAAACATTTCAACGAAGTCTGAACCTGAGATGGTTAGAAAGTGAACGCCGGCGTCGCCGGCGAGGGCCTGAGCTAAAAGTGTCTTGCCTGTTCCGGGCGGGCCTGCTAATAGAATCCCCTTTGGTAGTTTGGCGCCGAGCTTATAATACTTAGCTGGATCTTTGAGATAGTCAACAACCTCTTCAAGGTCTGCCTTTGCCTCATCACACCCAGCCACGTCAGAAAATTTCTTTTTATTTTCACCTGGCAATATGATCTTATGCTTGCTTTTATTGAAGTCCATTGCCCTGCCTTGTGTTTTAGTCATATTTTTGACGAAGAAAAATATGATACCAAAAATAAGAACGAATGGAAGGAAGCTGCCCAGGAATGACCAAAATGCCGACGGTGTTTCTCTGGGTGATATTACCAGCTTTAGGCCCGGATGATGCTTTTGTGCCAGATCAAGGAAGCCCTCTGTAACTGGGCCTACTGAGGTTGTGATTCCGGGGTCGTCATCCTGTATCAGTTCCCATCTATCTCCGCTAATCGTTAGCGTTGATTTTGAATCTTTCCCTGCGGGCAGCTCCTGAATAAGTTGAATCATCTCAGTATAGCTGACTTTTCTTACGTTGCTATCTCTGTGTCCTGGCGATGACAATAAAAAGAAAATTATCGCGAGGGCCATAAACCAAAGTCCCAACGTTCTTGGATTGGCGTTTCTTATAGAGTTTCTCATTTATTTCCTTCGTTGGGATTATTATACTCTCTATTCCGTCCTTGGATTAGATTTCTATGCTCTATATCATATATAGCCCTTCGGGTCTTTAACATACTATCCGGAGTCACAGAAATTGAATCAATTCCCTGCAGAACAAGGAACGCTGCCAGATCTGGAAAATCAGATGGACCCTGGCCGCATATTCCGACTTTGACACCGCAGGCTTTAGCCTGACAGATTACCATTGCTAGCATCTTCTTTACAGCGTCATCTCTCTCATCGTAGAGATGCTGGACCAGCTCACTGTCTCTGTCTAAGCCGAGAGTAAGCTGCGTTAGATCGTTGCTTCCGATTGAGAATCCATCAATGTGTTTTGCAAATTCACCAGCAAGGATTACGTTGGATGGTAGCTCAGCCATTAAAAATACTTTTAGGTCCTCTCGGCCTCGTTCAAGTCCGTAAGCACTCATGACATCATATACTTTGTGGAGTTCGCCGACTGTTCGGCAGAATGGAATCATCACTGTCACATTCTTCAGGCCCATCTTTTCGCGAACTCGACGAATGGCTTTGCACTCCATCCCAAACGCTTCTCGGTATTCGGGTGAGTAATAGCGTGATGCGCCTCTCCAGCCGAGCATTGGATTCTCTTCCGTAGGCTCGAAGTGTTCTCCGCCTAGCAGACCTCGGTATTCGTTGGATTTAAAGTCGCTAAACCTGACGATTACTTCGTTGGGATAGAATGCTGACGCGATCTTTGCAATACCATACGATAGACGCTTGATAAAGAACTCTTCTTCACTTTCATAACCCTTCGTCAAATCTTCAATCTTTGCTGTGAGCTCCGGGTCGCCTACTTCTCGATGCTTAAGCAGCGCCATCGGGTGTGCCTGAATGTAGTTGTTGATGATGAACTCTTCGCGCGCCAAGCCGACTCCCGCATTGGGTATGGCAGCAAATTTAAATGCTTGGTCGGGTGATCCTACGTTCATCATGATCGGTGTATGGGTCTCAGCCAGGTCACTCAGCTTTGTGGTTAACGATTCATATAGCACAATCCCGTCGTAAATATTGGCAACGTCTCCCTCAGCGCATGATACGGTAACGATCTGTCCTTCATTTAGGCATTTTGTGGAAAGCCTTTTGTCTAAACCTTTGGCACCGACCACTGCTGGAATTCCCATCTCACGGGCGACAATTGCTGCATGGCAGGTTCTGCCCCCTCGGTTGGTGATGATGGCTGCTGCCTTTTTCATTATAGGCTCCCAGTCTGGATCAGTCATCTCTGTCACTAGCACATCGCCGGGTTCAAAATCTGTCTCGTCAGATCCGCCGTCACGGCCGTCGAGTGAATACATGATTCGAACTTTACCCGTTGATATTCCATCACCAACTGCAACACCTTTTGCAATTAAGCGTTTGGCGCGGAGCGGGTCATTGACATGATATTCAGTTATCACGTCTTGCTGGCGTTGAGAGTGGATTGTCTCCGGGCGGGCTTGCACGATATATAGCTCGTGCGTCAAACCATCAACAGCCCACTCAACATCCATCGGACACCACGTTCCGCGGAGGTTTGTGTAGTATGTTTCAATCTTGCATACCCAATCGGCTAGCTTGAGAACCATCTCGTCATCGATACAAAATGATCCTTGCTGGTCAGGTGAGACAGAGATGATTTTTGTTCTCTCACCTGGGTTGTCAGAGTAGATCATCTTCTTGTCTTTGTCACCCATCCGCTTTTCAATGATCGGCGTGTATCCGCTCTTTAGTGTAGGCTTGAATACCAGCATCTCATCCGGTGATACAGCTCCTTGCACCACCATCTCACCCAAACCCCACGAACCGTTAATGAGAACTACATCCTTGAATCCAGACTCCGTGTCCAGCGAGAATGCGACGCCTGAAGCTCCGAGATCTGACCTGACCATCTTTTGAACGCAAGCTGAGAGTCCTACATCGAAGTGATCGTAATTGAATGTGGTTCGGTATGATATCGCTCTGTCAGTAAAGAGGGACGCGAAGCAATTGCGGGTTGCAGTTAGAACGCCCTTCCAGCCTCGAACATTCAGAAACGTCTCCTGCTGGCCGGCGAAAGAGGCATCCGGTAAATCCTCTGCAGTGGCGGAAGATCTCACAGCAACATCTGTGATATCCTGGCCATATCTCTGGGAGAGCTCCTCATAGGCAATCTTGATCTCGGCGCGCATATCATCTGGGAACTCACACTGACGAATCATCTCTCTGATCTGAGTGCCAATTTGCCTGAGCTGGACAAGGTCATCAACGTCGCATGATTCGATTAGCTTTCTGATTTTGTCTTCGAGGCCATTAGCTGCGAGGAAGTCTCTGTATGCCTGGACTGTAACTGCAAAGCCGCCCGGGATATTGACACCGATCTCAGACAGTGATTGAATCATCTCTCCCAGAGAGGCACTCTTTCCGCCGACCTTCTCAATGTCTGTGAGACGAAGGTCCTTCAAATCAATTGTATATTTTGACATTTTACCGTTCTTTATTTTAGGCCTTCACGCCATTTTTGAATTTCTTCTAATTTTTCCCGGGTTGTGCTAGGTGATTCACCCTTTTTGGCGCGCTCTGAGATCGGAACTGGGTCGCCATCTTCATCGATTCTAACAAACTTGATGCGTGTTGAGCAAACAACCTTTTGCTTCATTGTGTATGCAGATTCTTTTCGAGCCTCGAGTTCCAGCGTTATTGACGTGTTGCCATATTCTGCAACCTTACCGTAGATCTTAATTACGTTTCCTGCCTTGACCGGTAGTAAAAACTCAACTTCATCCATTTTGACTGTTACCATTCTCGGAGTCTGGCATGACTCTGCTGCAAGAACGCCGCCGGCTTGATCGAGATGTGACAAAAGGACTCCCCCGAAGAGGTTATTGTGAACGCCCAGATCTTTGGTCAGACATATGAATGATGTAATTAGCTTCATTTCTTTTTATCGTCTGTTTCAAATTGAAGGGCGCTGTTACTGATTAGGTTGGTGCTTGACTGGATCTTACCTCCGCCGATGTTGAACTTAACCTCACAGCCGATCTTGTCGCATAGATCATACTCGGGAACGTTGGACGCAGCATCTCTGTCTCCGCCCTTGGCAAAGATCGCCGGCTGGAGGATATCTAATGCACCTGTCACAGTTTGAGATCCATCGTCCCAGCCCACAACATAATCAACACCTGCAATTCCGGCGATGATTTCCATTCTCTCTTGATGGGGCATGAATGCAAATCCTTTTTTTCGTTGCAAAAATTCATCGCTATTGACGATGACAACCAAGATATCACCGAGCTCGGCAGCATCTTGAATACAGCGCAAGTGACCTACATGCATTGGATCAAATCCGCCTGACGTTGCAACCACAACCTCTGACGGTTCTGCAGTCTTGAGGATTCCCTCTCTCAGAGATTTGATATCTTTATAGATTCTGGCTGGGGCGGCGACTCTTTTTAATCTCATTTACTTCTTTTTCTTGGTTGTTTTCTTGGTTGTTTTCTTTGCTCGACGTACCGGTGACTTTCTTTCTGCCTTCTTTTTAGGAACAACAGCTTTTTCTAAATCAGGAGTCACAGCCTCAGATTGCATAATTGCATCCTCGGGAGTTTGAGCATTGTTAACCTTAGCCTTTTTCTTTGCTTTAGGCTTTAAGATTTTATTTACTGCTTTTTCAACCGCAGGATTATCGGGCTTTGAATCTTCCCAATTTGTTGATACTTTTTTGGAAATCTTTTTCTTCGAAGCAGGTTTCTTTTTTGAAACAAGCTTTTTAGAATTCTTGATTTCAGATCTGGGTATTGCAGTTATTTCACTTTTAGTTTCGACAATATCATCTGCAGATACAGGTTTTATCTTTTTGTTTTTGACTGCCATTGAATTTTTACATCTAGATGCCATTTACTTATCCTCGTTTTTATTATTCAAAATTTACATATTCTTTTAAAATACTGTCTGTCATCTTGATCATTCTAGAATATTCGTATGCTACATCATGCTGTTTTACTAAAGAGTTATTATTCCCTTTTCCGTCTAGATTGTTATGACACTCAATAATATACTTCCGAAGCCCAACAAGTTTACTAATCTCATCTTGATTCATTTTTAAATCTCCTTAATTTATTATTATATAACTTTTAAGAGCGCTGTTTATCTTTTAAAGTCAATTCAAAGGCTCGTTCAACTGCAGGTTGTAGAAATTTCTTTATTTTATTTGAATTTACTGCTTCTAAAATTGGCATCCACACATACCCGGCATGCTCTTTTATTCCAGTATGAGGATTTGATAAGATCTCAGGCTCTTGATTTGTAACACCGATATACATTACGCAGGCATCAGTTTCAACCACATCTTTTCCAAAAGGAAATGCAAGATCAGATATATTTGCCTCTTCTTTGGCTTCTCTGATTGCAGTTTCGAATGGGTCTTCTCCTGGATCAATGATCCCCTTTGTTAAGTCTAAATCGCCGGCTCGTGTTTTAAGGCATAAAACATTCCAGTTGCCATCCATGTGACGAAGAACTACGACGCCTGCTGCAGGTTTATAAGAAGAAGATACATTCATAATTTTCTATCCTTTATATAGATTATAGATAAATAATCGCTTCTAGATATTTTTTGATTTTTCTCTATTTATTGCGGCGCGCAAATGATTTTGAAGACGTTGTATAGGCGCTTGCAAATGAAATCTTTTTTGTGAATTCATTTGAAATAACTTAAAGTATGCAAGCTTAGTTACTTTTGCTTTTTTGAGCGACGCTTCGAGACTAAAGGGACAGGTTCAGCCTCGACAATAACTTCATCTTGTGCTTCTTCAATTAAGAGCTCTTCAAACAATTCTTGTAATTGATTTCGCTGTTCATCGAGCACAGTAAAAAGATTTTGCATCAGTGGCATAAAGTCATTGCATGCTTCTGCATATCCTGCTTGACGCCCTTTTTCTTTTGCATCCTGCGCAGTTAATGTATTCCACTTATTAGCAAGATCTATTAACGATTCTTTTTCGGCACTTTCAAGATGAGATTTTTGAGCCTCCTGAATATTGCTGGCAATATTTTGGATGTTTTCTTTTAATCCGTCGAATGCTTGGATCCTTTGTCGACTCAACTCTAGTAATTTATTCATTTTCTTTCCTTATACTATGTAAACATATCAGCAATAGCTGCTGCAAATGCGTCGGGTTTTGTAATGCATTTATACCCACAACCTTTAACCATGTTTACAAATTCTTTATAAAATTTATTTGAAAGAAATTTATCATTTGGATTGATATCTAAGTGAACTGTTACATCTTCAAAACCGAGTTCAGATACTAACTCAGCAATTTCCAAAGATTCTAACACTTCTTTTTGAAGTTTCATATAAATGCTAGGGGACGATTTTTCATTTTGAACTTTTCGATATGTCACAACGCCGTAGGGTCCTTTTCGAAGACAAATAACTGACACAAGTCGTGTATAGTCTGCATACTGATGTGAGTCGCACCCGACGTGTATTTTATATCCTTCCCTCAAATAAACTTCCAAGCTCTTGTTTAGATTTCGAGGAGTGCCATTCAAGCATCGCCAATCACTCATCTAGTTTATCACTCCATTCTTTAACATCACGAAGGCGTATTGCATAATATACAGCACATACAGGCCAAGCTAATCTCAATTCAGAAAATGGCAAATAAAGAATGTCAAGAATGAAGCATAGTGACCATACACAGATCATTATAGGATAGAAAGCTAAAAGAATGCTTTTCTTCATAATAATACATATCAGTATTCCTTAAGAACTTCCAATAAATGATCGGGGTCATCAATAGCATGAAACTTACTAGATAACTTTGCAATTTCCCAATCATTTCCAATTGGAACAATATTGTCACCAAAGAATACGCATTCCTCAGGTTTCTCATCCATGTTTTCAAATGCGTATGACTTGCTCCACTCCTCACGACTGATATCGATAGATATTTGGCCGCCTTTTCGAAAAGCCAACCCATATCCTGTGAACTTCTCGTTAAAGAACTTAATAGCCTTGTCTCTATCTTTGCCTTTTTTATCCCACTTGACATAGTCATTTCTTTGACCTTGTGAACAATTGCGCCCGATGAGAGAAAAGTTGATCTGGCTACCTCGCCATTCAACAAATGTTCCTGTCTTGTATTTCGTGTGATGGTCGGCAGCATATCTGAGGAGTGTTGAGACAACATGATTTAAATCCTCTTGGGAATAATGATCATCTAGCTCAACATTGTGGATCAATTCAGGCTCCAGACTTCCTAGCTCATCATCCGGGTCCAAGTTAGTTTGATATACCTTAGTCCCATTACTACAATACACTCTTTCAAAGAGATTTACAACATTACTCCAGCCAAATTGCTCTTCAACCTTGTTATAATCCGAGCCTGTCACAAGATATAGCTTATATTTTCCAATAAGATTCTTGAGTTGATCAAGAATATTTTGTGGGACTTTTTGCCGGGAAGGAGTCAGTGTGCCGTCCATATCGAAAATCAAAGCTTTCGGCGACTTATTCATTGACATCCTCCACAATTGAAGCATCTACAGTTAACATGAGGCCGGCCACGGACGCGGCATTTTCTAAAGCACACCTGGTGACCTTGACTGGATCAATGATTCCGGCTTCAATCATGTTTCCGAATGCATCGTTTGCAGCATCATATCCTTGATTCCCTTTAAGCTCAGCAATTTTGGTTGTTACAATAACTGGTTCTCCGCCGGCATTTTTAACAATTTGTGAGAGCGGGGCTGAGCATGCTTGCTTTATAATGTTTCTTCCTATTACTACCCCATCTAATGTGTCGGACTGTGTGTTGAGTTTTGCAGCGGCGCGGACGAGAGCGACGCCTCCCCCGGGGACGATTCCTTCCTCGATAGCTGCGCGGGTAGCATTTAGTGCGTCATCAACTCGGTCTTTTCTCTCTTTGACCTCAAGCTCTGTTGATCCGCCGACGCGTAGAACTGCAACGCCTCCGCCAAGCTTCGACATCCGCGTTTGAACGAAGTCTCTCTCTTGATCGGAAAGGGCGGGGTCCTCAAGTCGTCGTCGTAGGCCTGTGATTCTTTTCTTGACCTCGCGGGCTTTGTCGTCGGATCCTACGATGATGGTGCGAGAACGTGAGCAAATTATTTTCTTCGCAGTGCCAAGGTGATCAAGCTTCACGTCGGTGAAGTTGATGCCGCTGGCTTCCGATATAACTGTCGCACCTGTAAGGGATGCGATGTCATCTAGCATTTCAATGCGTCCGGCGCCAAATCCGGGGGAGCTAATAGCACAAACTTCAACAACACCCTTCATCTTATTAACAACCAAGCCTTGCAAAGCATCACCTTCAAGCTCTTCTGTGATAAATAATACAGGCTTACTTTGTTGAATAATCGCTTCTAGCACACTTACGATATCTGCGAGTGACGCGAGCTTCCTAGTGGCTATTAAGATATACGGGTTTTTAAGCTCTGCCGTCATCTTTTCGCCGTTGGTCACAAAATAGGGTGAGACGAAGCCTCGATCTACCTGCATGCCTTCAACGATTTCAACCGTCGTATCAAACCCCTTGGCTTCCTCGACGGTTACGACACCATCTCGGCCAACCTGATCCAATGCATGGGCAATCATTTTTCCAATTGCTTCCTCGCCGTTTGCTGATATCGTTCCGACCTGTGCGACCATATCACTGTCTTCGACAGACACTGCCATCTTCTTAAGAGTCTGCGTAATCTCATCGACTGCCTCATCTATACCAACCTTAATGTCAGTAGCAGGATAGCCGCTGGCCAGCATTCTGAGGCCCTCTGTATATATTGCCTGTGACAACACTGTCGCTGTTGTGGTTCCGTCTCCTGCAACATCATTCGTTCGGGAAGCAACTTCCTTTACCATTTGAGCGCCGAGGTTATGAAACCTGTTTTTTAAGTTAATGGCTCTGGCAACTGAAACTCCGTCCTTTGTTACAGATGGCGGTCGATCGATGTGCTCAATGACTACGTTCTTTCCCTTTGGCCCCAATGTAACCTTGACAGCATTTGCCAGGATATCGACGCCTTCGAGTAGTTTCTGGCGTGCATCTTCATCAAATAGGACACTCTTGTTTGTATTAAATTGCATATATTAGTCTCTTAGTATTCTTCGTTGTGTGTTCTCAAGCATTGTTTGTGGGACTACAATTGCTCGCCTGGCTTGTGTCAATACGTTCTTGGCAACATATAAATCACCTTCTTTAATTGCTACTTCATTCTCGTTTAAAATGCCGAGCTTCCTTAGCTGATCTTGACTATTGTCCGGTAGTGTCATCATTTGCTGATCTCCATTTTTTTAAAATATATTTCATTTTTGGCAGAAGTATAAGATCGTGTGGGCGAACATTATACGTGACTGAGAGGATATCTCTATAAACCTTATAGAACGACATCATATTTGTATCTAGTGCTTCAAAGTCTGCAACTGTTTTAAAAGATGAGCTTTCCATTGTTACAATCTGATATTCGCTTATTGAGCCGCTGCCTATGTGAGTCACGTTAATCATGTTGAAATCTTACATTCAAATGCTAATCAAGTAAACGCTATTCTTGAACCTCCGGGACCCAATGTGTCGTTCGTCCATCCTTGGTTTTTTCCTTAACGACATCGTTTCCTAGCGGATCTTTTTTCTGTCCATAGACTGCAAAATTTTGGGTTGCATTTCCTACGTCTCCGTGAAAATCTTTGTAGGACTGGATGGTAGCTCCGCCAGATTCAAAGGATGACATAAGGACAGAGCGCACAGCAGTGTTGAGGTTATACAGATCCGCTTCTGTTAAACTTCCGCAGGTTCTATGAGGGGAAACCTTAGCGAGATACAAAGCCTCCGCCTTCACATAGTTGCCAACTCCTGACACTACTGCCTGGTCCATAAGTGCTTGCGCAATTGTTTTCTTCGGCTTACTTTGGATTCTCTCGGCAAACAACTCGTCGGAACATTCCTCTGCCAGGATATCCGGGCCGAGTGATTCAAGCTTGTCAACAATTTCTTTCTTCCCTTTGACAAACTTAATCGTGCCAAAGTTTCGTGTATCATTATAATAGATCGGTCCATCGTCGAGAACTAGCTTGATTCGGGCATGCTTAGCTTTTTCTCTTGACCAAGCTCCGGTCATACCTAGTGTGCTCCAAATTGTCCATTGATCGTCAAGAACAAAGAAGATAAACTTTCCGTGAACTCCGACGCCTCTGATTTTTATGGGTGACTCTTTAAGAAAGCTTTCCATTCCTTCGACGGGATTTTTAAGATATCTTCCACTTAAGACTGTGATGTCAATAATCTTTTTATTGCTTACATCCTCTGACATTTGCAATGCCATCTGTCTACATTCTGGTCCTTCGGGCAATGTAATACTCCGTCTTAGTCTTCTTTGTTTACTTCGCGGAAATTTCCGCCTTTTCTCTTGGGCGCGCCGGACTTAGTTCGAAGTGTTCCCTGGCGTAGAATTTGCTCATCAATCTTTTCCTTATACGAGCATCCTGGACAATTCTTCCAATTTTCATCAACTTTCATTGCGCTATACCCGCAACCCATTTTACAAATATGGACTTTGACTTCTTGTGTATCATTGCCTGTTTTTACTATTTTGGTTACAATTTTAAATAACTTTTTCAATACTTCCATCTTCCTTGTAGTTTAAGTATAGACATTATTTACTCTGTGCTTTGTTAAATGTTTATTTCAAGACGCTAAAAGTCTTGACATATTTTTCCCACGTCGATTCTTTTGTAGCAAAGCTAAATTCCCAGTTTTTAAATTGTTCCTTTGCAGTGTCCAAATTAAATCCTGCCTCTTTGGTTAGAATTTCTGACGCCTCTTTTTGTGTGAGTGGATCGATTCTAATGAGTCTCAAATTTCTGAGAAAGATCTCTTTCCATTCCGGGTCTGCCATTTTCTTGCCCAGAAGAAATGCATCTCTTACAATTTTTTCGGCAGTCTTGTCACCGTGACGCGGAATTCCGGGAATGTTATCGGTTGCGTCGCCTCGGATAGCCTTCCAGTGAAGGTAGTTGTAATCGGGCGGTTCAATATATTCTTTTTTAATTGGGTGGTAGATTTTGATCTGCGGGTTGTCATTGGTTAGGAGCTGGATAAAGTCTGAATCTCCTGAGACGATTGTTACATCATCTTTCGCATGCTTGCGAGCATAATGTGCAATAATATCATCTGCTTCAAAATCGGGGTGCCTTGCCAAAGTAAAAGGAAATGCTTCTGCAAGAAGATCAATACACTCATCCTTTTGTTTGAGGAATGACATTAGTGATTCGTATTTAGGGTCCGACTCATCAATACGTCGATTAGCCTTATAATTTTCATCAAGCTCAATTCTCTTTTTGGGAGTTCCCTCGAGAACAAAGTATACCTTATCAGGAGAAAGCTTTTCAATAATTGGCCGCAAAGACCTAAAAAACATGAACGTTACTGCATGTTCGCCCTTCATAAACCCAGATCTAGCTCGGTGAAGTAAATTATAGCCATCTAAAATAGTGATTCGCATCTTATCTCCTGACAAGATTCTATCACACGGCTTTAGAGTTTACACTTATTTTGTTTGTTTTCTTATCTTCGAAAGAGAGCCGATTCCTTTTATCTTTCGAATAGACTCTATTAAATCAGATTCAAACTTTTCTCGGCCGCCGTAGCCTGGTGGCATTACAAATCCAATTTCAATTGGAACGTAGTTTCTTCCGGTCTTCTTTTTAATTGTATCACGCTGGTATACTGTCGCAACGCCAGAGAGGACTCGTACACGTGTGAGAATATTATTAAGCAACTCACCTTTTGGATACGCGAGGAGGTAATGCGCCTCAATTGGGCGAATTAGATCTGACCTCTCTCGATCAAACTTTTGTTCACTTAATATACTTTTTGAGCTTGCCATATTATTAAATATCCTCTACGGGTTGAATTTTCACTTGATTTTCAACAACATCAATCTTGAATTTAGTTATATCATGGTGTTTAACGATTGCTGATGCGATGTGAGTTTCTACATTTTTCTTTACGTAAGACTTCATTCCTCTTGCGCCTTGAACTGGATCATACTCTTGTTCCATAATATACGATATCAAACTATCCGACCATTCTATGTCAATCTTCTTTTTAGATAATCGATGTTTAACTTCTTCAAGACATGTATTTGCGATCTTTTTGAGCAAGTCTTTTCCAAGCGGATCAAACGTAACAATCTCATCAATTCTGTTTAAGATCTCCGGGCGATATTTAGATTTCAATAGTTCTAGAACCTGATTTCTTACATCGTCTGATACTTCACCAGTTTCTTGCAAGGATTTTAAAAGCAAGTGTGATCCGATATTTGATGTCATGATAATAATGGTATTCTTAAAATTAACCACTCGACCTTGGCCATCTGTGAGCCGGCCGTCGTCAAGAACCTGCAGCAAGATATCAAATACTTCTGGGTGGGCTTTTTCGATCTCATCAAGCAATACGATAGAATACGGTCTTCTTCTTACTGCTTCTGTGAGTTGCCCACCTTGCTCAAAGCCAATGTATCCTGGAGGGGCTCCGACTAGGCGAGATACTGTATGTTTGTCACCGAACTCTGACATATCAATTCTGATTACATGCTCAAAATCATCGAACATTAGTTTAGCCAGCGACTTAGCTAGCCACGTCTTTCCTACGCCTGACGGGCCCAAGAATAAGAACGACCCGATTGGGCGTGACTCATCTGATAGCCCGGCACGAGATCTGATTATTGCATTGCATACTGCGTTGGTTGCTACCTCTTGACCATATACTAGTTTTGAGATATCTTCGTGCAGCGTATTTAGTTTTTCTCGATCTGATTTTGATAGACTCTCTGCAGGAATTCCTACCCAATCTGATATGACTTGTGCGATCTCTATCGGAGTAATCTCATCTTTGATTAGCAGCTCGCCGTTTTGTCGAAGCTGCTGGAATGCATTTTGCGCCTGCTCGAGATTCTTTTCAACTTCGGGCAGGTCAACAGTCTGGAGTTTGTAAACGTCATTCATGTGTTCACCCCCAGCTCTTCCGTCTGCCATCTTTGCCTCAACCTTAAGCTTGGCTGCTCGGGCCTTTCGATAGTTCTCTACAACACCCTTTTCGGTATTGAACTTTCTTTCGATGGTGTCATACCGCTCTTGCGTATTTGCTTTTTCTTTTTGAAGCTCCTCGAGCTCTTTCTTAGAATCTTCATCATCTTCTTTTTTAAGTGAGTTAATTTCAATCTTAAGAAGCAAAAGCTTTTGTGCCAAGTCTGACATCTCAGATGGCGTCATTTCATTTTCAGATCTTACTCTGGCAAGTGCTTCATCAATAAGATCGATTGCTTTGTCGGGCAGGTTTCTAAATGTGATATAGCGCTCAGATAGCTCCGCGGCGGTCACAAGTGATGCATCTTTAATTTTGAGTCCGTGAAATGCCTCATACGTATCGCGGAGGCCTCGAAGAATAGCAACTGACTCTCTGACTGAGGGTGGTTCTACAAAGATAGATTGAAGTCTTCGCTCTAAGGCCTTGTCAGTCTCAATGAACTTTCTATATTCATCAAGTGTTGTTGCTCCAATGATTCGAATTTTATTTCGACTAAGAGCCGGCTTGAAAAGATTAGATAGTGTTGTATCGCTTCCGCCTCCAACTGACGTGCCGATGGTGTGAATCTCATCAATAAATAAAATAATGTTCTTTTCAGAATCTGCAATTGCATCCATTAGTTTTGTAACACGTTCTTCTAGCGCTCCACGAACTGAGGCACCGCCCATAAGTGACGAGATCTTTAGCTCATATAGTTCTGCATCTTTTAAAAAATCTGGTACTTCGCCTCGATGAATTCTTTGTGCAAGACCTTCAACGATTGCTGTTTTTCCTACACCGGATTCTCCGATAATAACAGGATTGTTTTTGGTTTTTCTACATAGAATTTGGACAACTCTTCTTGTCTCAAACTCTCTACCAATGACTGGGGCAAACTCTCCCTCAGATGCCGACTTAATCATGTCAGAACAATATTTTTTAAGTGCCCGAGAACTTTGTCTTTCTTTTCTTGTATCGACCTTTTTGTTGCCTCTATTTTTTTTATATGCAGCAACTGCTTTTTCTATTGTCATTCCATTTGAATTTAGAATTTCTAGTGCTTTGTTTCCCGTTCCCTCTGTATAGAACTGCTTAAACACAGTCATCGTATCAATATAAGAATCCCCTGAATCTAGTGCTGACTTTTTAGCCCTTTCAAGCAATGCGACAAATCTTGGATGCACATTTATTACATTATTTTTACTATCTTGATCACTGTCTATTACTACGCCCATTGATGAAAGGTGATCTTGCGTTTCTTTATAAACCCTATCTTTGTCTACCTTGTGACTTATCATCATAGAAGGGACTGGGCTATCATTTGCTACTAACATCGCAGCCAGTAAATATTCTGGCGTTGGTGCGTGCTTACTAGATTTTGCTGTATTGATTGCTGACATTATGATATCAGCAGCTATATGGGTAAATTTATCAAGTTCCACAAGATTCTCCTTTTGAAACTAAATATCTCCCATATTCACATTTACACGTGTTCCATTATCTAAAACAAAACTTTTAATATCGTCATCAGTAGGAATATTAAGAGATTTATTTTGACTTTCTTTTGGTGCGCTAGGCTTTAAATCGGTCGGAATAACAAAAGCTTCAGATGATTTTTTAGCAATATTGCAAATTTCGTTAATTGCATGAGTAGCATTTTTTATTAATGCATTTTTTACTTCAGCAATATTATTATAGATATTACCATCAATCTCAGAAAGATTATACACTTTACTAGTTTGATCTCGCTTAATAAGATACGTTACTTTTTTTCCGTCAAGCGTATTTCTTATTACTTCTTCTGATATTACTACGGGCAAAACTTGCATCTTTTTATAAGATACAACATAGACTACTTGCCCGACGTCATATGACGACATGCTATAGGTTCCTTAGTGCCTCTTGTAATTCATCTGTGCAAACTAAAACCTCGTCATTAGGGGGAGCTTGCTGTAAATATGATGACAAATCTAGCGCCTCGAGAGCCTGCTTTAGCTTAGTTTCTTCTCGAAAGCCGCCAAAATTATCATACATTTTCAATAGACGCTTAACTGCACTTGGGTGTAATTTCATTAGTAAATCTCCATAGGCATATAATACTATAAGCACACAGATTGTTTACTAAAAAACTAACTATTAAATCTCTTCTACGTCGTCTTCGACTTCTGCAAGAATTTCTTTAAGTGAGTATGTCTTGCCACCCATTTCTAAAGTAAGCGAACCATCTTCCATTTCACTGATTACAGCTTCGTCGTCAGATTCATCCACTTCTTTGATGGCCTCTTCATCTGCTTCTAATTCTTGATCAGCATCAATAAGCTCTTCTGGATCATCAGACTCATTGGCTTTTTCTTTTTCATCAGCAGCAAACTTTATCTTAATCTCACCTGTTTCAGAATCTTCTTCTGCGTCGGCTCCCTTAAGAAGTGCATCCTCAAATCTATCTAAAGATTTTTGCTGCTTAGGCGACAATGAGCCCTCAGCAATCATCTTTTGAATAGTTCTACGAACTGCAATTCGAACATCACTCTCTGACTCATCTACTTTTCGAGCCTCAATTGACTCATTAAGCTGCTGAGCTTGTTCTTGCACGATATCGTGACGATCTTCAGGGTTTCCGATTCCTGCTAACAATGATAAACGTTTTGCATTAAAATCCATGATTTTCTCCTTGCGCAAAATGGCGCTCTATTCTAATTATTATGTAGAATTAGATTGTTATACTTTTTCTAACAGAAAAGAATATTTTCCTGGATGACTCAACCAATAAGATTTGCGATTCATTAGCACAGAAATCTTCTTTCTATGTCTTTCCACTTCTCTTTCTTGGCGATCAAAAATTTTCTTTAGATTGGCCTCAGTTGATCTAATAACCTTCTCAGAAATCTCTCTTCCTCCAGTGTTTGTTTTTGACTCAAGACGTGATGATAGATTGCACTTAAGCTCATTGATTCTTTTCATGTTTTTTCTGTGTCGATTTGCTTCATCATCAAAAAGAGAATCAATCTTTTCAATTTCAGACTCATTATTATTTTTAACATTTCCAAATAGAATCTTTGCCTTCTTCATGCCTTCATGCTTTTTCATGGCAACTTTTCCTCTGGCGCCAGGAGAGAGACTTCTAAAGTCATCAACTGTTAGCCCGTCAAAATAGATTACAGAGAAGCTTTCAAAATCAGGTGATGCAATAAAGTAGATATAGTCAAGCGATCCCTTTTGCTTAAGTGTAGCATAGTCTGACTGCAAACTGATTGAACCTGACTTTGTAATTGTTGTAAGCTTGCATTCGATCTCTTTATCTAGATCCTCGATTACAATGTCCGCTTTTCCGGGAGCGCCATCAGCAGTAACTTTATTATAGCGCTTATCAAGAGTTCGAGCAAGAAACTCTTCTTGAACCATTGACATAAGAATGTTTCTTCGACCGAGGTTGTCTTCAATGTTCATTCTGCTTTTTAAAAAAACATTTTTAAGCTCTTGATAAAACTCTTGCATATTGACAAGTGTAGATTGAATATCATCTTTAGTGATATATTCCATTAATCTTCCAGCGTGGTTCGAACGTTTTGGGAAATCTTTTGGCCAGCTTCAACTGCCTCGGCCATCGGCTGCAACCCTAGAGATACACGAACTTCATCAAACAACTCTGGTCGGAGTGCCTCCTTAAGAATTGCCATATCTGCATATTGGTGTAGATCCCATTCAAAAACAGGCATCTCTTCACCTTCAGGGCCCGGCTCGAGCTCACCGGTATTCCTGCTCTCGAACATAAAGAGAAGCTTTGGCATCTCCTCGTCCTCGGGAACTTGAATAAACGGGATATTGCTGGCTCCTTCGGAACCTTCCTCGTACATGATCTCTGGGACCCAGTTATTATTTGTCATATGGGAACCTCCTTAACATAGATATAATACACTATCTATAGGGAGTTTACACACGATTGTAAATAATTTTTAGTCTTCTTGGGCTAGCAATAGATCCTGTTTTGCCTTGATCCTTTTTGCTCTTTTGAGCTCGGTGCGAACTCTTTCAACGGCGCGTGACAACGCCCAGCGACCAGTAGATCGTCGTGTTGAACGGTCGCGAATTGAAACAAGCTCCCGGAGATCTTCTTCAAGGGACATGATATGATCCTCAGAGGCGTACACAACCTTACTACCCTCTCTTGTGGTGGGCATCTTGGCTTCAACTAGAGAGTTAAGCTCCTCTCGAATTATGTCTCTGAGTAGATCTTTGCCCATATTAAACTGCTTCTATTTTTTCCAGTGTGCCGGTGTCTAAGGCAATTTTAAATGACGATCTAATGAATGCTTTAATATCATTAGGCTGAACTTCTTCAGCAGATGTCCCAGACCACTTTGATACCTCGCGGATAAATCCCGGGGTGTGCTGGACTTCTAAAACGTTTCCGTCGCCTAATTCGATTGTTGTAATTTGCAATTCATTATCTCCGTACTTGAATGGGTGGGGTTAGGTCTTCTGCCGGGGCAGCTGACTTTTCTTCATCTTTGGGTTTTTCACTCTTGGATGCGTCGTCAATTTTATTGTCTTTATCTTCCTTTGAAGATTCAGGTTCTTTCATTTTTACTTCTTCACTTGGCACTTCTGCCTCGTCTCCTGGCACGCCTTTTACAATAACGTCTGTTAGGCCGTCTAAAAACTCAGATAGAGCAATTCTTTCTGGGTTATCTAGACCGTCAAAGTATACTTTAAGTTCTTCTCTTACATCTGGGTCTTTTAAAGATCGGCCACTTCTAATTTGATTAACAGCTGACAAAATGTGCGTGAGTCGAACCTCTGATCCTGCTTTTGGTCTGTCGAGGTCAGCCTTTGGCTTTCTTTTCATCGGATTTTTTTCTTCCTCAGCCTCTTCCTCAACCTCTTCCTCGACTTCTTCAGTCTCTTCTGGCTCTTCCTCAGGTCCTGCTGATTCTTGCTCTAAAAGGCTGGTAAATGAGTTTTCATTTATTTTATCTAATTCATCTTTTGCAATTACAATACTGTTGCTAATGATATTTGAAAGAAAGTCTTTTAGTTGCTTGCTTGTAGTAATTGTTTTTCTCATTTTTTACTCCAGACAGTTCTGTTTGCTGCTGTCTCACGATAACGCTTATTAAATCTTTGCTGTGGTGTTTCTCCCTTATCAGCAATTGATTCATGTCGTTGGGTATTTTTTTGTTCTCTTTTAATCTGGTCGTCGATAAATTTATCAAACGGACTCGAGGCCGTCTCGTCATTTTTCTTCTTAATGCCTGTTTTAGTTTTTGAATTTTTATTAGCCATTTATTAAACCCGTCTGATTTTTTGTGAATGCTAAACTTACTTCATAAGTTTCATTATCTACTTTAATTATATTCCAGCTTGTTTCGTATCCTGCTAAATCTCTAGATAATTTATTGTCGCCACATTGCAAACTTATTTCTTTGTTATCAAGCGCAAGAATATTGAATAGCATGTTATCATTACATACAAAAGTTATTGAAATATTTGATCCGTTTTCAGAGTATGTTTGTAAACTATAATTTTCGTCTTTTACTATTAAAGAAAAGTTTCCTGTGGGAGTCTTTGGTTCTTCTAAAAGATTGGGTGACAATATACCTGCAAGACTTTCTGATGCAAAAAATCTTTCTTCATTAGAGTTCATCATTATAGTGTCCGATATCTTTGTAAATCAAATCTGCCATTCTAGAATATTCATAGTCTAGTTCTGTTAAATTGTTTAAATCTTTTGTATGAACTTCAACCAAAACTTTATTTTGATTAATTTGAATATCCCCTTCATGCTTATATCGAGAATGATAGTCAATCATCTCGCTTATAAACTCTTTTACATGAGTACTTTTATTAAAGCTATAGATCTTTGATAGTCTTCTTGGGCTTTCTAAGATTTCCCACTCATTGGATTCTTTTGTCACAGCTGATTTTTTACTAACACAGACTTCTCTTAACAATCGAGAAGTATAGGGCTTTTTTACCAGATGACTTTTCTGGAGATCTTTGCTTAGATTTTTAAAAAAATCTTTACTCATGAGTTTCCTAATACATCTCTTAGTAGCTTATCAAGATTGATTGTGTTTTCGTTCTTTGCTGCTCTTCTGAATGTTTTGCCCTTGCGTACGATTTTCGGCTTAGCCTCTTCAGGCTCGACTTCAATCTCAGATGATACTTTTGTTTCTTCGCTCTCTGGGAACGGCTCCATTCTCCAGTCTTTGCCAAGATGACCTTTGACTGCTTTTGCATTCATGGGATCTTCAAGTATTTTCTTAAGATGCATATAACTGCCTTTGTCCTTGCGCCTAATTAGACCTTCAACAGCTTTTGATAGTGCTTCGATGCCATTCTGCTTATTGAAGTGGAATTTTGATGACTTGGCACCAGGGAATTCCATATCAGATGCAAGATAGCGCAAGACTAGCTCTAAATATTGATCAAGCAAGCTGTCTTTTCCCTCACTCGAAGGCTTATCTTTTAGCTGTCCTAGTACTTTTTCAACTCCGCCCTCTTCTGGATTTGCCATTATTTCATCAACATCTGTATGTTTTCTAAGAAAAGATTTTATCTTTTTAGCATCTTCCGGGGGTGCTATTACGAATTCAACATATTTTTCTTCAAATGCATCCGGGCCAATAGACAGGCCGAACATTAGCTTCATAAATCCTTCGTCTTTGACATTTCTGAAAACTGATGTTCCCATTGCTTTTTCAATATCGAACAAGTCTGCAGTTTGTGCTGCTAAAGAGGCGTCAGTTTGTGCTGACGGTGGAATAAACGTTCCAGGCATTGCATCGATATCTCTAGAGCGCTTTTTGTGATGATGAAGCTTGGTAGCAATTCTTTTTAGTTCTCGGCCGTCTTCTGACTGTTGGTATTTGTGCCAAACATTTTGTGATTCTACAGGTTCTCCGTCATTATCTTTGATCATATCTTGTTCAATTGATGATAGTGTATCTTTTACACGACCTGTTATTGCTTTTTCTCTTGCCAGCAAAGCTTGAAGATTTTCCTCGCTGGGCTTTGCAGGTTTCTTGTAGAATGCATCAATTGCTATAGACTCAGGAGATGTCATGTATATATTGTGAACTTGCTCAAGCTCATTAAATGTAAGCTCTGTATCTAGATCATCTCCCTGGGCGATTGCAAGATCAATATCATCTGCCTTTCCAGGGAATAATTCTTTGGCAATTTGAATTCTTTTTGCGAGACCATCGAAAATAACACTTTGCGCGGGAGCGGATCTAGCTTTTCCGGCGGCTACAGCATCTGCTTTAATTCTTTCAACATTCTTTCGAATATCTGCCATTGTAATATTTGAAGCTAAATTACCAGATTTTCCGACAGAGGACAATGAATCAGTTGACGATTTTCTTATGCCTCCTTGAGTACCGAGATCTTCTTCGTCTTCATCTCTATCTACTTCACCATACCCGCCATCATATGATGCAGCCTTTGCAACATCTTTTCTCATTGATCCGTCGGCGCCGTGCATTGAACCAACGTTGTCGTAGAATCCTTCTGATATTAGATAGAGTAGTTTTTCTGCCGCAGTAGCCTCATGTAGTGAAAATACATTATCAGGAGTAATTTCTGCTTTTTGTCGAATTACATTATGCATATTGTCTAATGTTTTCTTTACAATTTTATATGCAGTACCAACTGATTTTTCAGGTACATCATCTAGCATTTTTTCTATTGAGATTTTTAATGCATCAGAATCTTCTGGAACATAGCTTGGATCAGCTACAGGTGGGCCGAGTGTATGATCAAAAACTACCGGATCTGCCTCAAGTGGTGTATCTGGTTGATCTAAAGGAACTTCTGCAACAAGGGCAGGGTCTAAAGCTAGTTTTTCTTCAGCTTCTTTTTCATTTTGTGCTTCTAAAAGCAGCGTCTTTACAAAATCTCGTAAAGCTTTTTCAGTAATCTTGACAGCCATTAATTTACTCCAAGGACGATAAGTCAAAATAAATATGGACTAGCATTGCTATTTTATCTGATTTAATGCCCATGCAGATGCCATTGTCAAAGCAATTCCTGACAATACACCTCCTGAGAACCACCAGCTTGATTTTGGGTTATTGGTCTTGTCTAGTCTTTCGACCAAAAAATCGATTTGTGAATCTTTGATATCTACTTTTATCTTGTGGATATCTTTGAGGTCTGTTATTTCATTGTCTTTTTTTGTAAGATTGCTCGCACATATAGTTTCGCTAGTTTGTTTTTGCGCATCTACCCTGTTTTGGCATTGCTGCGCAGCAACTTCTTTGTCTACTATAAGCTTTGCAACTGCTGACGACTTTACGTGCACACCATCACACGGTGCAGGTTGACCTTGTGTTCTTGGCGTCAGGTCAGCACAATCTGCATATGATGCATGGGGTGCCACTAAAAGAATGGCGACTAAAAGTAGTCTCACTTAAGACCACCCAAAGCCAAGACTGTCACCAAACCTGGGAGAGCATCTCGAACATAAATCCCAGTAAATAGTGTGTTAGTTCTTCCGCCAACATATGCAGCTGATGCCTCTAGGTGGCCGCTTATGCTTGCATCGTTTGCATGATCCTCAGTAATTACCTGGAGAAGAACACCTGTCTCAGCATGCCCAGAAGGAGTAGGGCAAGGAGAGTTATTAATACATGACTGATAGAGTTGCACACCTAGGTTTGGGCCGGGCGCACAAATTGCAGAACCTACAATCATTCGACCAGGGGCTGCGAGGAATCGCTCTAGATCCTTGCCATCAAATACTTGGACGGGTGATGGTTCACTAGCTAGCTTGAGCAGCTGCCAAAACATCTTTGAAAATGCTTTGTTAGCAGCAGGATATAAGCCCAATACTCCGACCTTTCCTCTAAATGCATTTAATTGCTTCTCATTATCAATGATTATATGTGGGTCATTCTTTACATCAGCATGTAATGATTTTGCATTTGCCTTAATTGTTGCATTCAGTTTCTCTTGCGCTGATGGCTGTGATACGATATAGACTACCTTGCCTGTCGCCTCTCCTGTCTCAAGGAATCTCTTGAATACCGGATCAAGTGTGTATGCAGATGATCCTGTTCCTCCGCCGGCGCCGGCGCAAACAAACAACCAGTCAACCTTGCCTAGTTTAGTCCTTAATGCATCCTCAACAAATGCACTGTTCTCTGACAGAACCTTTCGTCCAAGCTCAATATTCTTTGCTAGCCCATCAGACCCAGGAAGAACGACCATGTGATCTGGATCAACGCCCGTCTGGAAGTCTTTAGTCGTCGTATTGAGAAGAACTGTCTTTGTGAAGCCAAGATCTAAGAATGACTTTGCAATCTTGCATCCTCCGCCGCCTACGCCGACGAACGCACAGTTAATAGCTGACTCTGCAACATTTGCTGCAAGTGTCTCAAGGTTTGCTTGCGGCTCTTCATATGCATCAATAAAATCAAACTCACTCATAATGTAATCTCCGTATTTATAATTCTACGTTATTAGATGAAACTGATAAACCTGTGAGCTCACTCAATCTTTTTGCTAGCTCAGATGGATTACCGTCTGTCTCACGTACTATCTTTTCTATCTCATCTCGCTTAGATTGTTCAAGCTCTTCGTTCTTTTCTTTTAGCTTGTCTTCAATCTCAGCTACCCTCTTTTTTGTCTCAGCATCGATTCTCTTATTTCTTTCATCGACTCCTTCGAGGATATCGTTGACCTTTTCATCGAGAGTCTTTTCATCTTTCCGAAGTCGCTTAAGAACCTTAAATCCTTCGTCTTTTTTGCCGGCAGTTATGATAATTGCAATGACTGCTATTAGAAAGCCTACAATGAACTGCCAGGATCTCTTAATTAGCTCCCAGAGTTTTTTAAAGAATAATATCACTGGTTACTACCCTTCCATCTAATGAATGCATCTATCACTGCTTGGGTGCCGATGTAAATCATTGAAACATATACCCAATGATCCCCGTCTACTTTGTCAAAAGCTAGAAGTCCTGTTGCTGTCAACCATACAGTGAACTTACGTGATACAAACTTATTGAGATATTTATCTATGAATGCTTTTGCCATTTTGTTTCTCCGCTAATTGATAGTATCATCATCAATTCTAACAACATTGTATCTAGAATCTATTATCGCATCTATTAGTTGCTGTTTTTCTAGCAAGATTTTAATTGCTTCTGCCATAAGTCCAAATTCCTTAGTAAGCATTAATGAATTGGTAGAAAGTTGCATGCAAAGATTTTCTAATTCATTTATTCTTTTTTCAAGCTCTTTAATTTTTTTTGTTTTTCTAAACATTCTAGTCATCAATTCTTTGATTATCTTCAATTACATCAAAAAGAGACTCAACATCTGTTGATGATAATCTTTCTATTTCTTTGTCTCTTTTCTTTCTTGCAATCGTATCTAGCATTCGTAATGCAAATCCATCTTCAGCAACAACTCTTTGCGCAAAAGCTTCGATTACTTCTTGCATACTCAGCTTTTTTTTCATCAGCTCTATCCTAAACTTTGCATGTGTATCTGCAAAGAGTTTTATGTGAATAGATTTTCGACGATCAAAATCTTGATATTTGCTCACTCAACCTCCTGCGCCACCTCCGCCGGATCCTGCACCAACTGCAGGAGGCGCAGGAAGATCAGCATCAATAACTTTTTCAATTTCTGCTTCTGGGACTGAGAGTTGGAACTTATCCATGAGCGCACTTTCAAAATCTTCAGCAACATTTTTATTATAGTTTGTTTCAAGATATTGTACAGCTCTATTGATAATAGCTGCCTTTAAGTCCAAAACTTTTTCAGGTAACTCAGCTAAGCGTGCAACCTTAAGTGCAAAAGTAGTAATATCAATTTCCGGAATCTCTTCTTCGTTTTCATCAGAAATTTCATCTTCTTCTACCTCGTCAGCTTCTTCAGCTGCTTCTTCAGTATCTGCCTTTATATCTTCTTCAGATTCTTCCTCTTCAACATTGTCTTCTTCAGTTTTATCTTCATCTGATTGTTCTAGAATAAATCTAAGAGAGCATTTTTGAACTATTTCTTGAATTGCCTCTTCTTCGTTAGGAAGAGAGAGCTTTTCATACTGTAAAAAAAGTTCATCAATTTGATCATCTATAGAATCTAAAGCTGAATCTTTATCTGACTCCTCAGATTCTTCTGGTGTCTCTTCTTCAGCTTGTTCTAAAATCATTCCTGAAAATTGTTCTGATATTAATTTTCGCAATTCTTTTTCATTCATTTTTTAGCCTCTCATGATCTGAGCTATTTCATCTGCTCTTTTAAATCTTTGCTCAATTACGTTCCAGTTTAGTTCTTTCATCATATTGACTGTATAGCTTGCCACGTCTTTTAAATAATCACTATAGTATGCGTGCTGCCATACATCCATTGCTATGACTGGGATTACGCCCACAGGAACATTGACAGAATGTAAGTCAATCACATAGTTCATGTATGTATGTGTATAGACATTAAATCCGGTTATAACCCAGCCGCATCGAGAAGCTTTTGCACATGCTACAAAGTCTCTTTGCCAATCATCGAAACTTCCAAAGTCTCTTTCAAGGCGCATAAATGAAAGCGTATCCATTGTAATTTCACTTTGAAGATCGCCAATATTAGCAAAATAAAGTTCATGCAAATATGTAGCGTTTAGATTATAAGTTTCATCAATTTTTAAACTTCGAAACTTAGATGTGTTAGATGAAGCAGTATTTCTATCTGCTGCATCAAGCTCAGCGCTTATTTGATTAAAGTCTTTTGTATATTGCTCATACAGACTATAATGATTTCGTATATTTTTTCCTGATAGTGACTCAGTGGGGATGGAAAAAGGTTTGGGTTGAACAACCAAAGACTCTTCTAGCATTTTGTCATTATTAATCCCTAAAGATTCGCGTATATTTTTTGCTACATCTGATTTTTTCATATAGTTTTAACCTAACTTATAGCTATTCATTAATTCTTTTGTTGTGACTTTTTTTCGACCCTCAGGTCCTGAGAGGACGAAGCCATCATCTGTTTTTTTAGTAACATGATATTCTTTGCTACTTTTTTTACAACAAACTCTTAGGCCTCTATCTATTAAATCGGGAGATTTTCCGAGATTATGCTTATTACTATCACATTTATCATCTTTTAATTTTTGCTTTTCTTCTTCAATAATCTTAAGAATTCTTTCTCTTGTAAGCATAATCGACATATTACTCTCCTGCGTGATTATAAATATGATGCTTTCCAGCTTAATGCATCACTAACCATAATATCTTATTTTAATTCCTGCTTCTCTGAGAATATCAAGCCCTGTGGCGTCCCTATACAAAATTCCATATATAACTTCTGATATTCCGGCGTTTACTATAAGCTTTGCACAGGCTCTGCATGGCGACAAGGATATATACATCTTTTTGACCTTCGGATTATTGTAGTCAAGCTTGATTAGTGCATTGACCTCTGCATGTATAAGCCCAGATTCACCAGGTTGATCAGATTCCGTTCTATTTGGACCCCCTTTGTAGTTACCGTTGTAACCCAGGGAAAGCAGCTGGGTGTTATCTTCTGTTACAACCACTGCCCCCACTTGATGCTTTTTATCGACTGATCTTTCCGAGATTGTTCGGGCCACTCTCATCCATACATCGTCCCATGAAGGCCTATCTCCTTTTGTCAAAACGGATTCCTTTCGCATTTGTCTATGATTTCCATTACAATATTGAAATACTCATCAGGCAGATCTTTATATGAATGACCAGTTATATCTTTGATAACTTTGGGGATGTGCGCATATTCGTTTCTTCCAGTTGGATGCTTTGGATGGGGTGGCAGCTTTCCCTTAAGATTCTCAGCAGCTACGAGAATTGATTCACGAATTGTCTTTTGATTTTTCTGATTCACTTTTCTTCTTTGCTTTCCGTTTTGGCTTATCAAACAGGTCTTCGATGTTGCCTTCGTATGTAAATCCTGCCGCGGCTTTGTGGCCGCCGCCGCCGAACTGTTTGGCAATTTCTGATGCATCGATATTATCGTGGAATGCCCTGAGGCTTACCTTGATCTTCTTGTCTTCGTGGTCGTGATACCAAATGACAGCAAGATCACAATGGGGCGACAGTGCTGATCCTACTTCTGACATCCAATGAGATGCGTTTACAACCAGTGCGTCGTTTCCGGATAGCTTTCTTGGTAGAGCCTTTGATGCAACCTTCTTGATCACTGTCTTTGAATATGCAAGAATATATGATCCTCGGCGAACTGCATCATCAAATACCGAATCATCGAGAAAGTTGTCAAATGCCTCAAACTCAAACGGGATCATATCAAAAGCAGCTGAGAACTCTCTCGAGTGTGGCAATGCCCAAGTCCAAAGATCTCTGTCTTGAACATATTTTATAAACTTTGGGGGTTCTTTTCCAGGGTGAAAGAATTCCCATGTGATGACTGCGCCTGACTTCTCCATATTGAAGATTGCGTCCGGGATATCATGCAGCTCAACCATCGCTGACTTGTGGTGATCGAGTATTACTAGCGACTCGGCATCTTCGATCATCTTCTTTGTTGTAGCGTTTTTAAACGAAAAGTCACATATTGCTACGTTCTTTCCTTTGACCTCTGGGATAGTTCCGCCGTGGGCGCATGGAAGATATTCAGCTCGATTGCCAAGCAGTTTCCATGCTGAATATGCGCTTGCCATTCCGTCAGTGCAATTTGCATGATAGATGACAAGGTCAACATCTCTAGGGTTGGGTATCATTCAAAATCCCTCTTGTTGATTTGTGGGTAGTGTGAGTAGCATCTCGGTTCATACATTTCTGCGCCACCAACTTCTAACTCGGGTCCACCTTGCGTTTTCTTATAGGTATAATAAGCATCCTGGCCGCAATCTTTGACTGGACATACAGCGGGGCACTTTTCGATATGTGTGGCCCATGGTAGCATCTCTTGAATCTCATCAAACGGTTTGCATGATGCTGCAAGATCAAGGGAAGACACAATAACCGTTACTCCCTTGCTGAACAACCAGAGCAAAACATCTGATATCCCTTCGATCATAAATGCTTCGTCTACAGCAACGACATCATACATCTCATCTGACTCAGCGAGATATTGATAGATACACTCAGCATTGTCAACAATTACTGCATCGATCTTGCCGCCATTATGGGTCGTGATCTCAGAATCGTTATACCTGTTGTCGATTCTCGGTTTAAATGCAATGACATTTCTATTTTGATACTTGTATCGATCAACAGCACCCATTAGACGGGTTGTCTTTGATCCAAACATTGGGCCAACAAATATCTTGAATTCCGGTGATTTCAAATGATGATCCTAAAAGTCAAACCGCAGCTGTGTTGCCTCTTCTGAGGGTGTGAATGACTTGACGAGATAGTTTGCGAGCTCAAATGACATAATTCTTACAGCAGCATCGCTGTCTAGATTGACAGTCTTTTCTGGAAACTCGCACAAAAACTTGGCGATCTCTAGCTTGAGGATTTTCTCATTCGCAATTTCAATCATTAGATTCCCTTTTCTTCTATTTCTAGTATTGCTTTGACGTGTGCATATGCCACTTTATCTTTATACTCATTTGTCATCATTTGTTCACATTGGATTCGATTGGTGAAGAATCCGTTCTCAGTTAAGATTGCGGGCATGGTTGTCTTTTTCAATACAAAGAACTTGGCTTTCTTGACTCCTCGATCTTTCCACCCAGTTTGCTCAACAATGTGTTTTTGGAATATCACGGCCAAAGAATGACCGGTTGGTGATCCGGGACAGCAATAAGTTTCAACCCCGGATGCTGATGACCAATTGTCACTTGCTGCGTTTGCATGCACTGAGATGTATAGTTTTGCAAGCCCTAGGTCATCAGCTGCAGTTGATGCAGCAACACGCATAGGCAATGACATATCATCGTCCGACTTTACTAAGTTGAAATATGCGACACCATGTGAATCCAGCTGTGCTGTAATTCTTCTTACAACATCTCGGTTAAATGCATATTCAAATAGTTGGCGGTCGTCGTTCATTTTGGGCGAGCGCTTTCCGGGCGTTGTGTGGCCGTGACCGTTATCCAGGATCCACAGATATCGCTGCCTGTGTTCTTTCTTTTTCACTTCAATCTCCTTGACAGGTTCTACAACACTATCTAGGCTCTTTATCTTAAGTTTGACTGCTTCTTTCCTTGGGACCAGCGTTTGTGCGATGACCTCTAGAAAGCTAGTGATTATTGAGAATATGTGTTCCACTTTCGTTTGCTCCCGATGATGTTTGTCGGATAAACTGTGAACGTCGTTGCAGCTCTGTAATTGTTCGAGCACCTGAATATGACATTCCACTCCGCAAACCTTGTGTTAGGTTACTAACTATGTCCCTCACTGAGCCTTTATGTGCCACTGTGGTTGAAATCCCCTCAAGACTACTTGCTCTTCCTCGCCAATTGAACTGTGCTTCGGGGCTGGCCATACCCCTATACGTCTTTCTCTTCTCGCCGTCGACGTAGACAATATCTCCGGGAGCTTCGTCGGTCCCTGCGAGAAGTGAACCTAGCATTACAGCGTCAGCGCCTGCAGCAATAGCTTTTACGATATCTCCGGAGTTTTTAATGCCGCCATCGGCAATGATTGCTACGTTTCGATCTGTATGATAGCAGTCAAAGATTGTTTGCAGGCCTGGGACGCCATGGCCGGTCTGGATGCGAGTTGAGCAGATTGAATTGTGCACTACAATGCCGTCAACATTATACGAGTGATCATCCTCAACTGTTAAGTCATGAACTTTTCCCTCATAGTGCTTCATTCTCTTCTTAAACTCAACTAATTCGAACTTCATTTATAAACCCTTCAATTTTTTCTATTTCATCAATAAAATCAACGCTTCTATTTTTTGGCTCTTTTACTCGATACAAAGGATATCCACTTCTTTTTGCAATGTCATCCTTAATATCGTCTCTTGATTTTGAATTATTATGCCAGTAATAACCATCATATTCTATCAAATATTTTCCAAAAACTATAAAATCATAAAACTTTCTCTCTATCTTAAATTGCCTACTTATGTTTCTCCTGCCAAACTTAGCACATAACATTTCATATAATCGTCGCTCAGGGGAAGATCCGGCTCGACCCATCTTTTTCTTATGCACAGTTTTTTCAAATTCATCTTCATCAACTATATTAAAAAAGAACAAATATTTTTTAATCGATCTTATGTCTATGTTGCCCGCGAGTCTTTTAAGATCACTCTGGTTAAACTCGAGTGTGGTCGAATACGTGTGCCACAGGCCCTCCAGCTTGCTTTCAGTCAAACCTAGACGTCGCAGTGTTCTTTCAAGAACTAAGACTTTATTTTCTTCTCTAAATTTTTTGTTTCCATCAATTATCTTCTGTTTTGTAGCATCCGAGTGTATTTTGCCGTAAAATGGATTTTTGTCTCCGGATAGCTTTCCTGATAGAGCATTTCTTATCTTCTCCCTGGTTTCTTTAGAGTGCTTCTTGCCATAAAATGAGTTATTCTTGCCAGCCTTTGCTAGCCCTTTGCATTTGTTTGAACAGTATTTGGTGCCGCGGCCCAATATTTCTTCTTTGCATTCTTGACAGAGCTTTTTCTTATATCCATTTTTAACTCTCGTCCCTTTAGTTCTGCATTCTTTAGAGCAGTATAGCCGACTAGAACCCTGGCAAGCAAAGTCTTCTTTGCAATAATTGCACTTTTTTATATCATCAACTTTTCTATTTTTCTCATAGCAAATCGAATCGCAAAATGTTTTTTTGCTCGATATTGATTCTCCGCACTCTCTACAATATTTTTCTTTACTACACATTGAATATGGCTCCCTATGTATATAAATATACAAGTAGATACATTTTGATCCTATTCCAATGTTTTTATTAAAAGATGTTGCTGTTCGTCTAGATCATATGCTGCGATCCACTTTGCATACTCGTGAATATTGTTTTCATTGATAAGTTCGACATCTTCTCTGTTTACGACATAAAATTCATGATTTGATGTACATTCAATATCGTTAATCACAGTTATTGCTTCACTTCTATCAAAAGCTAATGTATCAATAACTGGCTTTAGATTTCCTGTATGTGTATAGACTCTATCACCGACTTTAACATTTTCAATATTCTTTAAACCGTTTTCAGTTCGAACTTTTGTACCCGGAACAAAGCAGCCTCCGCCGATGTTGCAGCGTACTGCGTTAGCCCCCCAATCAGCGAGGTCGTTAATTCCCTCGAGGGTGGCAACATTACCTGCAATCAAGCAAAAATCCTCACCCAGAGTAGCACGAAGCTCCTCTAGCACCTCTTTTACGAGAATGTGGTGACCATGTGCCACATCAATGCAAAGAGCAGAGGCTCCAGCATTAACAAGAAGGTCTGCTCGGTGAAAATAGTCATCTGTTACTCCAATCGCTGCGGCAATAGGTGCCTCATGCTCTGATAATTGTATTGCTTTTATTACTTGCTGTGCTTGTTCCTCTGGCGAATTATACCGGTGGATGACGCCGAGGCCACCCATAAGACCGATTGCTGCAGCCATCTCAGCTTCAGTCACCGTGTCCATGCATGATGCAATAATGGGTAGCTTGAGATTGACTCCGGAGCCGAGAGTGACTGATGTGTCACATTCTGATCGGGATTTAATGTCTGAGTATTGGGGGACGAGTAGAACATCTTCGTAGGCAAGAGTCTCTTGGATTTTCACGCTTTCTCCTATACGTTATGAAAGATTATAACACATGTCTTTTAAATTTATTACTTAATTCCCGCTAAAAGTTCCCAGCGATTTTGTGTAGATTCGTTGAGGTTTTGTTTCTCAGCCCAGGCTGCAAAAAGCTTACGATCTTCAGGATTGTCGAGGCTAACGGGAGAGTTTTCCGGCTTCTTGAATGCACTTCCCTTTATTCTTGGGCGGAGGGCGCGAGCACCGTGATAGTTTCTAAAAGTAACTGCTGCACCGACGTCGTCCGGGAAAGTAAACAGCGATGTCTTCCTTCCGTCACCTAGGGTTGCAGCATTTTTTTCATCTATATGATATAATCCCTTGCCCCGTATTTGAATAAACTTAGCCCCTTTTTCTCTATAGTACATCGCTATGTCTTCAGAGGTAATTTTTGAATTAGATACATTTTGATTTGCCTCTTTTTCTAGAAAAGGCTGAACTATTGTTTCAAACTGCTCCATAGTGACTGACTGGAGCGTAGCAGCGTCGAGGTTGATTTTGTTTTTGATGATATCAAGTTTTCGCTTTGTCTCTTCTTTGTCAAATGTTGAGTTGATCATATCTACAAGGTAATTATTTGCACTTGAGCTACGCTTCGGATAAAATTCTGATTTGTTGAAGTCATACACAAGAGCTGGTGAACCACCATCGGCATCTTGTTTTTTGAGTTCGATCATAATTCCGTTTATCTCTATGTCTGACGTCTTCATGTTGTCGTCAGCTTTAAAGTCTATGTTTTCATCCTTAAGGAATTCTGCCATTCTTGTTTCATATTCGAACCCTCCGGCCCGTTGCGATTTTCCAAATCCAGAATTCCCAAATGAAATTAGTGGTTGCCCTTCAACACTGTATCCTGCATATGTTCCGCTAGTATTTCTTCCCTCATTCGGAGAGAGAACTTCGACTTCGACATCTCTACCTAGTATTTTTTGGAATGCTAGTTCGACGAAAGTCAGGAGCTCTTTTTCAGTTTTGGGCTCTGTAACATCCTGATCTATTGCTACCCGAATTTCGCCTCCAGATTTTATACTTGCTTTAACATGTTTGTCTCTGACCGGGAGCCCTAATGACTTCAGCACTTGTATGAAAATAGCTGCTTTGTTTTTTGCAACTGTTGACATCTCGAACGGCGTCAAATCTTCTTTCTCTACTTCGAGCGCTTCTTCTTCTTCAGGCTCTTCTTGCTCTTGCAGAATAGATCTAATTAGCAATCGCAAGTCATTTTCATTTAGTGTCATAATAAAATCCCGGAAGTCATTTAATAAATATCTTACATTGGTGTGTTAGGCAAGTTTTCTTTTGCCCAGTCGAGCCATACCTGTCTAACTCTTTTTATTTCTTTGTCTTCTTTGCCGTTTGTGAACATTGCCCTATGCTTGACCAAGAAATCATCTATAGCTTGAGTTAAAGTAGATTTCATTTTTTTCCTTCTGGCATTGAAGCCGTTAACGAAGGCCGGTATTTCGTGTGGGAGTAAAAGATATTCTGCATATGGAAGTGTGCTTTCCTGATGTGAATCTTTTAGCCCTTTACTTGGATTTCTATCCTGGGTTATATGCTCTATTTCGTGTCGGATGGCATCGTGGAGTTCGATATTGATATCTGACCAGATGTTTGGTTCGTATTCTGGATTTATTGTCAAGTTTAGTTCGATAGCATCGCCTGAAGCTCCTCCGTTTAATGTGAACGGAATTCCCCACTCTGGATCTCGGAGGACATCAAGTGTGACCTCAACGTCGTCCCAGGTTTCAGGGTCATCAAACTCGTCGTCAGGATCGATTAGATTGTGGTTTTTGATTGTTATGTCAGTTATGAATGGATCTTCTGTTTCACCTGATTTGATATATTGCATCATTTCGAATGATAAGTGACGAACTTTGACGTCGTGTTTGGATTCTTTTAGGAACCCACGCCAGTTTTCCATTATTAGTTTCATATTAGGCATCGTATCTTACGACTTCCATCGCCTTTTTAAAAATGATGCACTCATTGGATTAGACATAATTTCTTCAGATATTCCAACGAAAGAATCCCAGCCGTCATCTTGAAGGTCGTCAATAGATTGATTTGATACTTTTAAATACTCATCTAAATATTTTGACAAACGGTTTAAATGTTTTTTAACTGATTTAGGTTTGTTTCCTAAAGCAGCTGAAATTAAAAGCCTCTTTATTTGAGGCCTAAACCGAAGCCAACCTTGAATTTCTGTATATGTTTTTCCTTCATCGTAAAGTGCAGCAAGACCCATAAACTGACTTATCTCGTCAGGAGATAGTTCTGACTTTAACATTTCGTCAGCTTTATCCCAAATCGTTTCGTGATCATGTTCAGATGATTCATTGATTCTGCTTAGTTCTTCTCGAATTATTTGACGTAATTCATTTAACTTGATTTGCATATACACACTCCGAGGAAGGTATTAATAAATATACCCTATGCGAGGAAAGATTTATACCTGAGTCTGTAAAGTCTGTTTAACACCATCAGTTGCTTTTTCGACCACCTTTGAAGTTAATTCAAGTTCCTGACTGAATTTATAAACTCCTGCTTGAATTGCAAGTAGTTCGGTAGGACTGAATGACTTTCCTGAGGTTGCAAGCTTGATTATTTTGTCGAGTTTCCCTTGCCCAGATATCAAACCTGAGAATATTTTATTGAAGTTTGTATTTTCTGTTTTGTCTACTCGGAGTTTTGGTGTAGGTGTGACTTCTGTCATCTTTTGGGTGGAAGATATATTACCTATTGTAGAAGAAGACGAACCTTCACTAAGGACATCCTGGAAACTCTTAGATATATTCTGTGGTGATACTTGAGGATTAACTGCAGGTATCTGTATATTAAGACCAGGGATATCCATTTTTAGCGTATATTATTTATTGCGTTCTTAGCAGTATCTGACTTTGCTTTAAGGACATTTGAGATAGTACTATATTGACGATTCTCATTTTGCATCTTATTTTGAAGATTTAGATATTGTAGATTGAACGACATCTGCATCTCCTGCATTTGCTTAGTTTGATCCATCAGTGATTGTGTGCTTGAGGTTCCGGCTTGACCAGCACCAATTTGGGTATTTGGTCCCGGCATCTGGCCCGGAGTATTCATTGTTCCACCTGGGGCGTAATTGCCGATGGCGCCTGCTGCTTGATTTACGGTAGCACTTACAACCGCTCCGCCTGGGACGAATGGTGCAGCAACTGCAACAGCGCCAGCTACAGCATTTGCACCGTTAGCAACTCCGCGGCCTATCTGTGACCCAAAATCATTTCTTGCAGTTTGTCGGGTATGAAGCGGTGCCGAATTAACTCGAATTGAATTTCCACTGTTTAATCTATTGATACCGGTCATTTTTTATTCCTTATCTGATTCGTTGAATCTTTTTATTAGTTCTTCTTTTGATATCGAGCAATCTTTTCCCTTTGATATATTTTCTCTTGCCGGGATGAATTCAAGATTGCATATATTTCCAATTATTTCTGAATCTATATCTTGTAAAAAACCTTCCCGCTTTGAAAACATGTGATCAAGCTGGTAGTCGTCTTCACCTTTACCTCTATTTTTATTAGAGTTTTCTAGCAAGTGAATGGGTTGTTGGTTTGTGATCTTACTTACTTCTCTTTTGTAGTTTTCAAACTCTGGCAGTTGTGCAATGTAGTCGCTTCTTGATATTCCAAATTTTGTTTTATAAAATTTTTCAATTATCTCGTCAGACTGTAGTGAAAACTCTACACCATATCTTTTCACAAGCGTTTCTTTGCATTTTTCTCTTACCCTGTTATTTGATAGCGGGTTATCTACACCAAACCTCTCCCTACATGTTTTCTTATATTTTTCTTGTATTTTTTTACTCATGTGCGGATGAGTTGCTCCGTGGTTCTTTATGCTAGTCATAACCTTCTTATCTTGAACTTCTTTTGATTTTGACGGATTATCAACACCAAGATTCTTAATATATGTTTTAACCCTCTTGTCTAAGAATTCCTGCGATTGCATCAAGTGCTTTACACCATACTTTTTTAATCTAGTGTTCTCTATTTTCTCTTTAGTTTCTTTGAGTGACGCAGGATTTTTTACTCCATACTTTTTTAAATTTGTATCTTCTATCTGTCGTCTTAAATGACCAGAATTTCTTAAAGATTCACCGAAACAAAACTTAGAACAAAAGTGATTATTTCTTTTAATCTTCTTTTTTATTGAATTTGAAGATTGAAATTCTTCACTGCATATATCACAACTAAATTTAGCAACCAGCTTCTTTCTTGGGTTTTTTTGTTTTCCATCTGCCGGAACTATGTAAAATGTTTCAACTAACATATTGATAAATATTTATTATTTTATATTTCTAATGCAATTCATGCTCATTGAATGCATCGTTTTTAAAACATTAGATATTAAGTCATGTAATTGTGCCCTTTTGTTCATCAATTGCTGAATCTTAAAGTTCATTACTGATTTTGAATGTTCCTTGTCACTACTAGCTGCTTTTTTCTTGCCGAACATTCCGCCGAATAATCCGCCGCCGAACGCAGAACCGAGTTTGGTTCCGATTGGACCGCCGATCATTCCGCCGAGCGCTCCTCCGCCGATTGAAAATGCAGATGATGCAACTGATTTGAATGCAGATTTGATTGAACCAAAGAATCCACCCGATTTCTTTTTGGTAGATTTACCGATAGCTTCGTATTTCTTCATTTGTGCTTCAAGAGCTTTATCGCTTTCCTTCATTTGCTTGAACAAGAAAGCTGCAATTCGGTCTTCAATTGGTGCATTTGGGCCGACCAGATCGCCAAGGTCAGCTTGGCCACTCCCTTGTTGATTCATTAATGAACCTACTTTTGAACCTGCAGCTTTCATAAGATCCATGAGTTCGCCGTCCATCTTTTGGAGTGCAGTAGCCAATGTTCCACCTGAACCTGCTGCATATGTGTCACTATGCAATTGTCGTGATCGCGCAATTGCATCAGATGGTTTAGTTAGAAACTTTGCAGTCGGCATTCCTGAGAATAGATCTTTCCAGTTTTGAACTGCGCCTGAGATGTTAAAGGTTGCAAGATCAGTTTGGGCTCCGACAATATCGCCAATTGCATCTGGGTAACCAAGATTATCCATTGCTTTATTAACGCGTGTCCCAAGAGAATTAATTCCAACTACCATTTTGAAAACCTCCCATTAATTGTTTTCCTATCTATATTATCGGACATTTTTCGAGAGGGTTTCCTCTTTTTTTCATTTATTTTTAAAAACCTTGCTAGTGATTGACAGAGCTGCTTTATTTATACTCAATTTTCACCTTGTATTTACAGAGGTTTAAAACTTTTTCGGGATTTTGATGAATGTATTTACCCTTATTGTGAACATAAAGGGCTGTTGAAATATGAACGTGTGGGCCGGTTGTATTCCCAGTCATTCCCACATAACCGATTAATCCACCCGATTCAATAAGCTGACCTTCTGTGACAGAAAATTTGCTTAGGTGAGCATATCGTATAATCCTGGAAACACCTTGATCATCAACTGAAATAGTGTCGACAATCTTTGCTCCATCGTCTTGAATATGAACTGACTTTATCTTACCTGCCTGAATTGAATAGATTGGTGTCCCAACTTTTGCTGCAATATCAACTCCGTCGTGGTGTGACACTAAGCCGTTCTTAATCATTTGCCTCGGGCCATAATGGGAAGAAATATACCCAGTGTTTAATTTTATTGGGCTATTACAAATATTTGCAGCTAAAATTAAACTTAATATCATTTATTGCTTTCCCGAGGCCCTTAGAGCGATGATGAGTAATGCAACCATTGCAATTTTGAACCACTCGCTAGAAAAGAGATCATGCATCTTCTACTGATCCGTCGATTAATCCGTTATTGACTTTCATGCTCAGCATGTCATATAGTTTTGTCGGCGACATCTTGATATAGTTAAATGAATAAACATCAGACACTGTGAGCAGCGTCGCAATCCATTGACTGCAGTACCATTTTCTCTCATGTTTGATGAACCAAGGCGAAGCATATGACATCACCATCCCGAACCAGTCGTATTTATGCCCGTATGTGCTATTGAAAAACGAAATGATCTTTATGATCTGGATCTTGTCGACCATTATGTCGATGAAATCCCAATCATCATCGGGTAGTTCTTGTCGCTTCATCCTGATTCTTGGCGGTGAATCTTCTGGTGAAATACCAATACAGTCGCCTGACGGCATCACTAATTCACAGTGAGTATATGTTCCGCCAGTTCGCCACTTGACAATCCACGTTCGCCAGTTCATTGGCCCTTTGTAGAACGCGATCCTAATCTTTTTGTTCTTTATCCCAAGGGAAAGTTCCAATCTAAGTTGCTATGCCTTCTGTGCATGCTGGTGCTCGATCCATGCTAGCTCAATCTGCGCATACCGAGGATCAGCGGCAGATCTCTCTATGGGGTTCTCGTCGGTTTCAAGTGAATGAATAAGCTCTTCAAGAGACATTGTATCACTTGCGGTGCTCAATATCGTAGTGGCTGCATCATACTCTCGTCGCATGCTATCTGGTAGGGGTTTATAGTTTACCTTCCTTGATCTTCTTAGGAATGAAAGTGGGTCGAAAGAGTCGCCTGTATCAGCAATTGCTTCTTTAATTAAGCATCTTAGCTCAGCGAGAGTTATTTTCATATCATTATCCTCGTGTCGGTATGATTAAATATCCCACCACTCTAGCGTTTTCTGGAACCCGGGCCAAAATTTTACCAGCGGCTTGTATCCAAATACTCGTTCTGTCTCTGAGATATCTGCCTGGGTGTGCATAACGTCGCCGGGGCGGGGTGGTGCATGATTGATATCCAGATCTCCGAATCTCTCTTTTAGTGCCTCGAGGATTTCGTTATTTGTCGTTCGATCTCCGCATGCAACATTGAATGATTCTCCTCTTAAAGACTCGGCGTGATTTGCAGCCCGAATGTTCATGTCAACTACATTGTCAACATAGCACATGTCACGTGATTGCTCGCCAGTTCCGTCAGATCGAAGGGGCGTTCCGTGCTTGATTGCATGACACCAAGCAGATATAGCTGTTGAATACGGCGAGTCACCATATTGATTTGGGCCGAAGACATTAAAGTATCTCAGACACACAGAGTCAAAATCATGAAGGTTGCCGAACATTCGAAGTAGATCTTCGATTGACGACTTGTGCCATGCATATGGCGACTTGGGATCTCGCGGGTGATCAGTCGGTGTAGGCATGATCTCGGCGCCGCCGTAGACTGACGATGACGATGAGAACACGAACCTGTCAATAGTTCCTCGACATGCTTCCATTAACTTGACTGTCTTTGCGATATTTGTCAGAGTTGTCTCTGATGGGTGCTCAACTGAGTAGCTTACTCGTGGGATTGCGGCGACATGAAACACAACATCGTAGTCGCCCCTTTCTATCTCAGCTATTGCTTGCGCTCCTGCAAAGTCATCGACAATGAGTCGGAGGCCCTTACAACCCTCAACTAACTCAAGATGCCCAGAGCTGAGGTCGTCGACACCCGTGACACTCCAGCCTTCTTCAAGCAGCTTTCGAACCAAGTTTGAGCCGATGAATCCTGCTGCGCCTGTTACTAATGCTTTTCTACTCATAGACGCCCCATTAATCTTTCCATTTTGTCTAGCTCTACTCGGTAAATTCTACTTCTTAATTCTGATGTTGACCAGTCATGATCACGATTGTGCCAGTGAATCGGAATTTCAAGATCATGCCCAGTAAACTCTTTGTCTTTCCAGTCGGTTCCCAAAATTCTGACTTCTGGATTTAAATCCTTGATTAGCTCATAAAGCTCTGCTTCAGTCTCATACTTGGCAACCTCATCGACGTACTTAATAGAGCGAATCATAAGCTCTCTTTCGCGGAATGTCTGGATTGGCTTGTTTTTGTCCTTGCGGTCAATCGTTGGATCAGTTTGTAACCCGACAATCAAATAGTCACATACATTCTTGCAATCCTTGAGCATTACAACGTGCCCTGGATGCAATAGGTCGAAACTGCTGCATGTGAATCCTACTTTGAGCTTGTTTTTTACCACGGGCTCTCATTCCAATTTTTAAACTTATCTTTTCCGCCTCGAGATTTCCAGTCTGAGTCGATTGTCAATCTTGATGATATTCCACCTCGAGGATTAAAATCTATCATTACTCTTAATCTTTCTGGCTTGTATACTTTCATGAGATCATCATAAATTACATTAATTATTCTTTCATATGAAAAGAGCTTTTCACGGAATTGATAAAAATATAGCTTTAAAGATTTGAGTTCAACTACATGATCTTGCGGATACATAATTAAATACACAGACGCAAAATCTGGCTTATTTTTTCCACCCATGAACGTAACTTCGGGAGCTTTGATTTTTACTTCGTATGAGTCTGGTGTTGGGTTTTTAATTGATTTGAGTATTGATGAATCCGACCAGATTTTTTTCTTTGTTTTTTGTGTCAATCTTTGTCCTCTAATAGTTCTATTTTATATTCTGTAAAAGACGCAGAGTCATATGCATATTGTGCTTGGGCTAGTGCTGCTTTTAGATCAGCTGACCAGCAATCATTATTAATACACTCAACAATCTTGTCTATATTTATGACAAGCTGTGATCTATGTCTTCCTCGCTCTAGTTTATACCACTTGAGCTCATCAATGTTAATATGCTTTCCGTTGATCATAGTGTGTTCTACCTATATTACGTGTGCACTGTTTATGTTAAATCGGAATCGGAATCGATAGTCATCTGTGTTCAATCTGAGTATTTTGGCGGCCTCTCTGCCTAGGTAATGAATGAGCTGAATGTCAGTTGCAGTTTTTCTTTGGGTATCTGACGACCTGAATACTGAGTGCACATCCATTAATCCATCTCTGACTAGCACCTGAATAAATGATATGCAGTCGTCACCTGCGAATACGAACCTTCGGGATGTTTTGGTTTCCTTGCGCATATATGAGTTTAATCCTGCTAGTTCATCCTCAATTTTTCCTATGAGCTTACCGCGGATTTTGGCGTAATATACTTCTTCGCCGGGCGTGAACTCAATATTGTCATTGACTCCTTCGAATGTCCCGTCGTCGTAGAAGTGAAACTGCATTGTGGTGCATTCACGATTGGGTGAGAACTTTGCAAACTCATTTACCAGCTTTCCGATCTGCCTGGGTGTTCTTGCTTCCCACTCACAAAGATTTTCAATGACTTTTGATGCTTGCTCTTCAGCAGTCCCGGAAGTGAATGCATGAACGTTTGGCAACATGCAAACCTTTTCAAACTCTTTAGCAAACCTATGGTGAAGATCGACTAATGAATCAGCATCTTGAAACTCGTCGCCGCGATCCAGAAATCTATCATGAATGACGCCGAGATCTGGCAGTAGTAACACGAGGTGATTGTTCAGGTTTGAAAGCTCTAAACTTAGATTCTGGCGGAGATAGAAGTCATCTCGGTCATACTGGTTTGCATACACACACATTGATAACGTTGATCTGTCATCGATGTTCCATTTGAACTTTGATTTCTCATGAATTGACCTATATAATGATGACTTACCAGAAAGGTCTGGGCCTTCGATGAAGATCTTGTTTATCGGAAACTTAATCATCTATTACCTCGTAACCATCTGGGTATATACTTATCTTTTCACCATTAACAAGAATCTTATCCAGTGGATACCCACTATTGTCAACGCCCTTATTCACTATCAATACTCCTATTTTTCCTAGATGAGTATCATCAACTGTTGATACTTTTATAATTTTTACCAAGTCACCAACTTTAATCAACAAGAGGTATCCTTCTCATTTTCCATGCTGCAGTAGATGCTCCCCAATTCGGATCGACGTCAACTTCCATCAACCAATAAGAGAATGAAGGGGGTTCATAATAAACCTTCTGCCCTCTTTCTTCGCCCCAATCAAAGAACTTACCCCAAACCCTGAGCCAGCAATTTCGGTTTTGCTCATCGATCATTCTGAGACGATAGAAATCTTTTCCCTTTTTCGTCTTCTTCTTTTGAACCTCGGCGATGCAACCCCATGCCACAGCCTTTTGGCCGCCCTCAATTTCACATACTGACGGCATATCAGTCCTCGTGATTCTATCCATTACTTCAGACGGAAATACAAGCTCGTTATTGATTGCTGACGTGATCTCTTGATATAGCCGAATCTTTTCATCTCTTGCCCAGTCTTCGATATCTTCATAATCCTTGATTGCTTCTTTGAGATCGAAATATTGATCAAGCCTATCTAAGATTTTATCTCTTTTTACAGTGTTCTCTTCTAGGCGGGTGAAGCATCTGTCGACTTGCAGCTGTCGTCGAGGCTGATTGTGCTCGTATACCCTAAGCTCAGATGAAAGATTGTCAATATAGTTCCAATCCATGACATTTGAATCTTCAACAACTGCCTTCATTTTTAATGCAGTGTCTTCATTCTTGTATTTTTCGAATACCTTGATAATCTTTTTGACCTCCTCATAATTTTTTTCAGCGAGGACAGGAAGCTTATCCAACCACTTTTGTTTTCCATCATTTGCTTTTTTGATTTTATCGTAATTGTCCACAATCAAGTGATAAAGCTGTCGGTGATTTTCAATATCTCCGCTTTCAAGCTCGTCAAGTGATGAGAATGCCTCAATTTGACATAGCGCTCCGAAGGTTGTCTTATTTGCCTTTGAGAATCGCCATTCACCGCGCTTATTAAAGAACAGATCTTTGACTGACGCATAGGGTCTATGCTTAATCAGTTCTGCCATCGCCGTCTTTCCCAAACCTTTGATGGAGGTTAGCGGCGGAATGAATGCGTTCTTTTCATAGTTAAATTCCCACTCAATGCCCGAGTAGTTGATGTCTGACTGTTCGAACTTGAAGTCAAGAACCTTTGCCTCGCGGATTGCTTTTGACAGATTTTTCGGGCTTCCATTTTCAGATTGAAGAACAGCTGCAATCCACTCATTGGGGTGATAAGTAAAGAGCCATGCTGCGTAGTAACTGTCAATTGCGTAAGAGATAGCATGTGATTTATTAAACCCATACAGGCTGAAGAACTCGATCTTGTCGAAGAGTGCATGTGTGATTTTCGGATCTAGATCATGTAATCTCTCAGCACCTTCAACAAACTTCTTGCGCAATGCATCACGTTCTGAACCTTTTTTGCCGATTGTGTCAAGCGACTTCTTCACCAGCGTCTTACGCATTTTATCAGATTCGCCGGGCGTAAATCCTGCTAGTTCCACTGCCAAAGTCATGAACTGCTCTTGAAACGTGATGAATCCACAAGTTGCACCGAGGATCTTCTCAATCACTGGGTGGTCATACACGATATTGTCTCGGTCGTTCTTTGCTGCGACATAATCAATATGAACATTTGCCTTCAGTGGGCCCGGTCGATAAATTGCTGTGATTGCACCGAGCTCCTCAATGTTTTCAGGCTTAGCTTGCATACAGAAGTTTCGAGCTCCTTGCGCAGTAAACTGAAAGATGCCTGGGGCAAAGTTCTTTTGGTGATATACATTCTCCCATACCCTTGGATCATCTTGCTTAATAGTACGACAATTCAAGTTTTTATCAAAGAATTCCTTGATATCCATAAACGATGGATTCTTTTGCCCGTCTTTAATGAGGATTCTTCGGATACAATTTTCCACATCTTTCATCAGTGTGAGTCCGAGGAAATCAAACTTAATGAACCCATTATCTTCGAGGTTTCTGAAGTTCATTCCCTCAGTCCACGGAGTTTGCAAGTCACCTCGAACTGAGATTAGTGGGATTGTCTTCTCAAGCTCACGTGCATCTGCAATAAGAACACCGCCTGCATGACGGCCAATTGATTTTTGCTCCATAAACAACGTGCTCACATGATCTTCTACATGCGGATATTTCGTCATGAAAGCAAGATATTTCTCTGAATACTTCATGCAATCCTCGTGGGTCAAAACGAATACCGACTTCTCAGTATTAGCATCTCGAGCATGAGGCTCTACGTCAGCTTGTAATGGTCCTGTGACGATATTTACCTCTTGAAAAGGAACATCATAGAACTTAGCAACATCCTTGACAATTGACTTTAGCTTGAGTGTATTAAAGTTGCTTACGGGAATAACAGCATCATTACCAAACAGCTCTCGGGCGGCATCAATGAGTGCATCTCGATCTCCTGCATCCGAGTCGATATCCGGCCACGATGTCCTGTGTCTGCCGAGGAATCGACTCCAAAGTAGACCGTATGGAATCGGGTCAATCTGCGTGATTCCTAGCAAGTAATTGACTAAACTGCCGGCGCCTGAATTGTGAACTGCTTTTCCTTCAACGTTATACGTGTGTGAATTTTCAACACATAGGTCAATTACTTTTCCATCATACGGAACAAGCTTTTTAGAGATTAATTTTGTCATGCACTTTCCTTGCCTTCTCGTAGAATTCTTTCGGTATGTCTTTCTTTACAACAATTCTTTGCTCATATTTTCTGTCTTTGCACCACTCTATTAAAGCAGATTGCTTTCTCTTTATCTCGTCTTCTCTTTGATACATAAATCCCTTTAAGGTCCCCTTGACTTCAACTATTAGATTTCCATCAACAATAAAATCAGGATAATAGCTTCTGTTTCCATCCCATTTTATTCCCTCTAGATTATAACGCCCAATATTTCTTTTTACACTAACCATCCACAGAATAAAAGATAGTTCAATTAAGCTTTGATACCTCATTCCGCTGTAGCTACCATGATATTGTTGCTTTGAGTTATTCATCACCTTGTTTGCATACTCCGGATCTTTCCATTTTTCTCGAAGTGAGCTTGATACTCTTTTTGCATACTCCGGATCTTTCCACAGTGTTAAGCCGATCTGGCGATATTTTTCTTTCATTCCGGGCTGTGCATGTCGTCGAAGTTGTGAAACTCGTTGCTTCTCTTTTGCCTCTGGTAAATTTTGCGAAACAAGCTGTGCACTTCTATTCTTTTCTCGCCACACTTTTGACGAAGTCACAATCTTAGCATAGTGATCTGGGCATATCGGGTCGTTGCTATACGTTCGTCCTCTAAGCTTGATCGCTAACATGCTGTATTTGCAATTACACGTCTTGCATCTAAAATAAACTCGTGCCTTTCCGGGTGTCTTGTTATCAAACTCACCCCATGAATACCCAAAATTATAATCAAATTCAAGATCATATATCTGGTGCTTTATCGCCATTCTTGTCAGGCCAGTTTCTTTCTTAATGACTTCGAGCATCTCTTGACTAATAAACATCTGGTCATTGCCTGCTAGAAGTTTGTCAATATATTTTTTGTTTTCTTTTGAAAGTGTTTTTCGAGTTTTCATATTTTGCCCTCTCAATATAAGTATATCGGGCCGGGTCGAATAACTAAACTATTTATAAATATCAAACATCAACAATAACATCTTCGTCGCTTAAGTTTTGAGCCTCAACCCATCCTCGATTTGACGTCAAGAACTTATGATCTACTGTGCACTTAATTACGATACCATCATCAAATTCAAGCTCAACAATATCTTCCTCGATATCATATACAAACTTCTTTATAACCTCTTGACTTTCTCCGTATGCGTCAATTACGTGATCACCGGGAGAAATTGCTTCAATTGTGTTCATTAATCCGTCGGACATTTTTACACGTGTATCAGGTAAAAAGCAGCCGCGGCCAGGCCCAAAGAGAGTTTTCTTCTCGGCCAAGTGGAAAACATCATACATTGTCAGGAAGTAGTTTTCAAATCCGAGGAACTTAATGTCAGCTAGCTCTTCTTTGATCCTCGCAACATACTCAGGTTTTTCGGCCATATCATGACTGATCATTGCTGCTTTTACAAGCTTTCCAAGCTGCTGAAAGGGTGTATCTTTGGGTGCCTCAGGATAGCATGCATGTCCCTTTTGAGGCACAGCATAGTTTGGTAGCTTAGCCTTAGAGTCGACCCATACATCTTCATAACGATCCCAGACAATATCGTGTGTCCTCTCTACACTATCTCTAATAAGCTCTTCCCTGCCTTTGTAAAAGTCATAGGCATGCCAGTCGCGGTCGAACTCATCCCACACCTCTGAGGCATTTTTTGGATAAAGCTCACACTTTAGCTCGTCGAACTTCGGCAAAGGTGACGGATCATTTCCCATCCAGCCTAGCTTCTTATATAGCTCCCGGGCTTCCCATAATTCTTTGCCGGGATAGTGGGAGTCACATGTGGTGATAAGCCCGATTCCCGTCTGATCGTGTAGTTCGAGAAGCGCACGGTTAGATAGATGCTGGGCTGGGAGCTTATTGAACTGCAGCTCATAGAAGAAGTTGTCTTGTCCTACTGCATCGACAAACCGATCTGTTATGTTTCCGAGCACACCCATCAGATTCTTCATCTTTGACGGGTCATCTAGCAAATCAGGCTTAAGATCCATGAAATCAACGCCCGGGAATTGCTGGAATGTTCGTCCTGCGGTAATTCCGCCAATGCATGCTGAGCTTACAGTTAGACCTTCGCTGTATTGCTTGAGAAGCTTGAAGTCAATTCGTGGGAACCGATAGAAGCCGTCGGTGTATCCTCTCTTTACTAGCGTGAAAAGATTGGCTAGGCCTGCTGCGTTTCTTGCAGTGATTACGAGGTGATAGCGGCGCATCCATTCGGGTTTCCCCTTACCTCCGCCTTTTGACTCCTCCTCATTCTCAATGGTGTGTCCTTCAGATTTGAGATCATCTTCATTGTCAGAGCTTAGATCGGTTGTTGCAAGCTTCTCAGCTTTCTTTGCATCTCTCTCAGCCTTGACTTTTTCTTTGTGACCCAGGTAGTTTTGCTTCCAAACATCGAGATCCTCGACGAAGTAGAACTCAACACCGTATACCTGCCGATACTTGCGGCCGGCCTTTTGCATTTTTAAAAAGTGCTTCCGGGCGTGGGCGAGGCCTGATCCGTGTCCATGATCTGTTAGAGCCCATGAATCCATCCCGTTGTCAAGAACGAAGTCAATATGCTGAGCTGGGTAGCCGAGTCCGTCGTAAGTCGACTACGAGAAGCCTGAGTGCCCGTGTAAACCGACGAATCGATTGGGGCGCACAAAGCTTCCGAAGTCTCCTTTCGTATCTGAATGTGACAAATTATTTACCTTCCCACTTTATAAGTGATTTGTATTTGATTATAACCAGGAGATTTGTAGATTTTCAACACTCATACGAATTAAGCGTAACAAAGTTTCCATCCCAATTCGTATACTTGATCTTTGATGGATTGATGCCAATATCTCTCATTTTACCCTGGCAGTGTTCACAGGGCTTTGCCATTGTAAAGCTTCCATCTGCCAGAACTCTTGCTACCGCAATATCAGCGGATTTCATTTTCTGCGTGAACCTCAGTGCCTTTTGAAGTGCATGAACCTCAGCATGGTAGCAATAACTTACCACGCTCTCGCCAGTAGATGAACACTTGAGCTCACGCTTGGCAAATGGATGAGTGTCATAGCTGTTCCAGCCGTAGAACCTCGTCTTGCCTACTGTGACGCATGCTGAGATGTTGTAATTGTGTGCATTTTCAGAATAATTCTGAGCAATGGCTTTTAATTTATAGTACACTCGACATAACGTCGACTCCGTATTCTGACCCCTTTATTGAATCATTTATATTATACAGCAGCTTGGTGCGATTTACACCTTGTATTTTTTGATCCATGCCCAGCGTTTGCGATTAACGAGGTAATCCTCAATGTCTTCTGACTCATATGCTTCTTGCTCTGCGCGGGTTCTATGATATGCCTTATTTCCTGCAGATAAATACGGCCAACCTCTGGAGTTGTTTTGTCCTTCCCAATCGTTTCTATATTTGATTAGCCCGACAAAATAGTCATACAAATAGATTGCTAGCATTCCGACTATTAATAGCTCCATCGTCTGGTGGAAGTGTATTGTCTCATGTCGTCGAGTTGTCTCAGACATTGTGCCTTTTGGGGCTCTCGCAATTACGAATGGGAATATTGAGATGGCTCCGATTGTGAGCGGAGCAATATATGAAAGTATTGCTGGGATTTTGCTGCCCTCAATAATGATGGGCTTGAGCCCGTGAAGCAGCTTTGTCTTAAGCAATCCAAGGAATAGCATTGTCATTGTTAGTGAGTATGTAACCCACATATGGGATTCTAAAAAATCGTACATATCTATCTCCGCCTCTGAAGATAAATATCTATCCCATTGAAATTGGCATTAGATTTCCCATTTTTGATTCTGGCATTCTGAGGATCGTGAACAGACTTCGTTTGTCTTTGGTTGACATAAAATCGGGAATTAAGCTTCTGAATGTATCAAAGTTGTTATCTGACACTGCTTTTCTGACTTCTGTACCGCTGGCAACTCTGGGCAAGCTATTTTTGTCTTCGACTCCCGGGAACTTGATTTGCTTATTTGCATGCAATGATGATGCGCTTTTGATTACGCTTTTTTCTGGGAATGCATTGCCTGTATCTTTTTCATCTGAGTATATGTAGAAAGTATTGTTGCTTCCCGCAGATTCTGCAGACTCAAGGTGGGCGTATACAGCTGACACGGGTGATGCTAACGGGTGATGGTTCAGGCCAAACATAGAATATCCCGTAGTGATTGCAGTTACATTATCGGGCAAGCTTGGAATAATATGATCTCTCCAGTATGTCTTCAAGCTTGAGGCAAAGACGGGGAGCTCTCCTTTTCTTTGTCTGTCTGTAGGGGAAACATAGACATATACATGATCACAAGTTGCCGATGCATGCCGAACCTGCATATGATGACCTTTGTGATAGGGCTTGGCCGACATTGGGATTAGTGCAATCTTTTGAGAAGCAGCTTTTGTTTTGTCCAGTGGGCCAGACGGCACATTCATCCTGGTTGCGCGCCCAATTAGCTGGTTGGTCATTGCAAAGGCACCGGTGAGCTTATAGATTCTGCCTGAGTTTTTCGGATATTGAAATACAATGCCTTCAAGCGATGAAGTTAATTTTGATACACTTCCCAGCTTTGGCATTTGTTTGCTTAGCAAGTCCCTGGCAGACATGTCACCGGCTGATGCTGCATGTTGTAGTGTCGTAATTGACTGCTGTAATTCTCTTTGTATTCTCTGAACTTCGATGTTGTGATTATTAACGAACTCAGAGGGAATGTCTCTTAGCAGCTCCATTGCGAAATCGTTAATGATCATCTCGATATCTGCAGTCTTCTCTTTGATTCTTTTAGCTGCAGTCAACTTTGTTGCGTATTGAGACACAATTGACTTTTGATCTTTTGGAACTAACTTCTTGATTTGAACAGCTGTCATTGCACCTTGCTTGCGCAGCATGGCATTGACTACATGATTGATGACATTTTCATTTAGCCCTTGCTGCAAAAGATCGGGCCTGATCTTGCTTTCAACCCAGTCAGAGATTGGGCGAGTAACGTAGTAGCCGGCTAGCGTTTCTAAGCGGCTTGCAGCAGTCTCAAAATGAGTCCGATTGATTACGTTAAGAACTACATTGTTGGGCTTCCTGATTTGCCATTCTTCTCCTCGAACTGCCACTTTAAGATGACCGATGATATCACCCAGCTTCTTTGCTACTGCAAAAGCCTCGCGGTCGTTTTCAACCTGCAATCCAGATTCACGATCAAATAGGATTGCAGCCTCATGAAGACGGATCATTGGTGCATCGTACTTGATGATATTTTTTCCCTCGGGATAGACGATCTCCGCGTTTTGATATCTATTGCCGGTGGCGAATAAAGATTGCTTCTCTTCGCTTGACAAGACTCTGAGCACTGCTTGGATTGCCTCGAATCCTCGCATAAATGACTCTTGTGCTGGATGATCTTTCCACATTGCAGAATATTCAGCTGTGCTTAAGCCGCCTGCCTGGATGTTTCCTTTGTTTCGAGCTAGTCGAATGTTGTCATCGGAGTCAACCGTGAAATTAATATTTTGACCATCCATTTTTTCAAATGGCT